GCCTTGCTGCGCAGGACATGGCCGGCGTCATGCAGAACGAGCCAGCCCGCGCACGATACCAGCGATACCTATGGATGCAGGAACCTTCCAAGGAACTGGCTGGCGGCATGGCGTTGGCCGTGAACTTGGCGGCGAACCGATCGAAGATCCATCATCAGCCGGCATGGGGCGGACGCGATACGCTGTTGCGGGTGGACCTGGAAAAATTGGCCCTCGACTCGAAAGACCTGGTGAAGCTGGTCAGCGAGTGGGAGCGGCTGGCGGACATCGACCCTTGGTTCCATAGCAAGCAACTGGTCAGCGTGCCGAGATACAAGGCAGCAGACGGCAAGACCTACGATAAGGCCCTGCGGAATGAGCCCAGCCTTGCGTACAACCTTCAGGAACACTTGCTGCTGGTCACGCTGACCGGAAGCCGAGCACCCATCCTGCGGGCTGACTGGTTCGTTGGTGTAGGACTTTCGACGGTGAACAAGTCCCCGTTCAGTCCTGGCAGGTATTACGAGTTCCAGCGATACCTGCGCAAGAAGGATTTGCCGAAGCACAAGACCGAGCAAGATGCTTGGCTCGAACTGTTCGGCGCCAACGAGAACCTTATCCGAGGGCTCGACGGCGATGCCCGGTCGATCATTCTTGTCAGCGACGTAACTGGAAAGATGCGCCGTGCCGATCTGTTCTACGGTGTGGCTAGTTCTCCCACGGATGGACCGGCCACGATCGGACTGACCCACGACTTGAAGGACCAGAATACCGGAACCGCTGGCAAGTCACCGATTCACAATCTGTTGCTCGACGTGGATGATGCTCGCGAAGGAATTGCAGCCGATCCATTGCAGCACTATGCCTTATTCAACAATAAAGGCGACTTCGCCACCGAAGTTCCTCCCGACGTGGCGACCGATCAAACGGTGCCAGGGAGATACACGAAGCGACTTGAGATCATCGGTTGCATTCGCTGCCACGGACTCGGAACAGACCGAGGATGGAAGCCCTACCAGAACGACCTTCGTGTCATGTTCGAGAAGGGCTTCGATATTATCGACGACTTCACACGACGGAATCAGCCGGACGCGGTGCGGACCATTGCAAGGAAATTCAAGGGACAGCCTTTGGAGCCGCTGATTCAAGCCAGGAACAATTACGAACTGGAAGTCAACGCCATCAGTGGCATGTTGGTTGCCGAGGCCCATAAGGTCATTGCCGACGTGTACGCCGGTTACTGGTTTGAGAATGTTAATGCCAAGAAGATGCTACGGATGATCGCAGGCATCGAAGCAGATGACGATAAGGTGGCGGTTGAATTCGAGAAGGCATTCCCAATCCTTGGCGGCGAGGATCAGGTCATTGGAGCCTATCGCGCGGAACTGAGTAGTGTCATGGCGGACGCCGAGCGAGTGGCGCCAGACCTTGCCTTGCGATTTGCCGCTGAACAGTTGCGGGTTGACGGCGAAAAGATCAAGCAGAAAGAGCAGGAACAGAAAGAGGGGGTCGTAAAATGAGACTCCCATCTTGTAGAATAACGGGCGAGAGACGGTCTTGTTCACCGTCCCCCACCCTAAACACCACGAACCCCTGGAGGTCCGTCATGTCTAGCAGTGAACATACTGCGCAAATCGAGCTACGTCCAATCCCAGGATTTCCCAACTACATGGCTGGGGACGATGGAAGCCTTTGGAGCCCATACCGTCGCGGAAACGGTCGGAAGCTATTTGAGTTGAGGAAAATGTCTCCGACTCTGGCGAGAACCGGCTACTACGTTCAGCAGTTGATTACGGAAGACGGTCAAATGAAGCTCGTTTACGTTCACGCCATGATTCTGCTCGCGTTCGTTGGCCAGCGTCCAGATGGATTCCATTGCTGCCACAACAACGGCGTCAAAACCGATTGTCGCCCGTCGAATCTTCGCTGGGATACGATCAAGTCAAATGTGCATGACCGCTCGTTACATGGAACCGGCAACATTGGCTCTCGCCACGGCAACGCAAAACTGACCGAAGTGCAAGTCGTTGAGATTCGCGAGCGCAAGGCACGCACGGGTGAAAGCAATCTCAAGATTTCTAAGGATTACGGCGTTTCTCAGGGAATCATTCGCCGCGTCGTGTCTGGTGATGGATGGAAGCATGTTGTCTAGGAGACTTAAAGTGAAAAGTGCAATAACTGCTCTGCTGATTGGCTTTCTTGCGTCTCCGGCGTTTGCGGGTGGTCCGTGTTACAGCAATCGTTGTTATGTGCGGCCGACATACACGTATCCGACCCCAAACTACAACACGCATCAGAGTTCCGTAACGTACCAATACACGATCAATTACGCTGCTCCGGCTGCAATCCAAGGGCAATCAGTGGGCGGCTACGGGATTCCCACGACGCGGGATTTCGTTGCGTTGTACGGACGGCTGGACCTTGGCCAAGCGATTCTCAAGCAACAGCAGAACAACGCGGACGCCGCTCTCTATGCCTCTCAGGCCAACGCCTTGACCGAGCAAACCATTGCAGGACTTGGCGGACCTCTCGCGAGGGTGGCGGAAATCGAGGCCAATGGTAATGCCGAGACGGCCAAGATTCAGGCAGCTACCGGGCTCATCAGTCAGGCCCTCGAAATCGTCAAGAGCGGACGGCTTGCCGATTCGCTCATCTCGTATCGGGCTCAGCCACAGCAGCCACAATGGCCTGGCTGGTCTCCACAGGTTCAACCGCAAACGCAGGGCGTGGTGCAGACCGGCGACCAGTGGCTAGCGGTATCGACCGTGTTTCAAACGGCGTGCAAGGAATGCCACATTGATAAGACCGAGGGGAACCTATCCTTGGCGGACCCGTCGCTATTGACGGACGAGCAATGGATCAGGATCGGCCAACGGCTAACTTCGCCAGACCCGGCCAAACGCATGCCGAAAACCGGCGCCTTGACGTTCCCTGAGACGATGGTTTTGACCCCGTTCATTCAGCAGGCGTTCGCCCGGCAAACGAAGCAACGATAACTCAGCAACAGGAGATCATCCGTGTGCAGTTTGAGTGTGGTCATGGATTACGGGATTCAGCAATGGCCGAAATACACGGCGATGCCTGAGCCAATGATCTTTGGCCCGATACCGAAGTCTGAACCGCCTGGCCCGACGAAAGAGCAGTTTGAGGAATTCCTGAAGCTGATGCGAGCGGCGAAGCGGTTCGACGAAGCGACCGGCCAACCGAATTGCGAATTGGAAAGCAAGAAACAGATCATCCGCGACATGGCCAAGCAGCTTGGCGTGCCAGTGGAACTTTAACCCCAGGAGATTCAACATGAAAAAGTTCCTTCTCATCATCATCGCCCTGGCGGCCCTTGCCGTGGCCAGCGAGGCCCAGGCATTCCACCGCTTCGGCGTTGGCCGTGGCGTCGTGGTCAATCGAGGTTTCGGAGTCGGCTACGGCGGTGCGGTCGTCAACCGTGGCTTCGTGCATCCGTGGTCCAGTCGATCCGTCGTTCAGCCGCGAGTCTTTGTGAACCACGGATTTGTCGGTAACGGCTTCGGCTACGGAGTCAACCGGGGGTTCGCTGTTGGCGTGCATCCAGGCTTCAATGCGGGATTCGGCTACGGGGCTGGGTTCGCGGCACCCGTGCAAGTCGTGCATCCGAACGTGGGCTTTGGTGTTGGCTTCGGTTACTAAACCCAGAAAGGTCGGTGATCCATCGCTACCGAAAGGACTCACGCCCGGCTCGTGTCGGCATGAGGTCGACCAACTGAGGGCCGGGATGTTTTGAACATGACCGTCGTGATAAGTGCAATGGGACCAGCAATGGAAGATGGGTGGGTCGATACGCTCAATAAAAAGGCGAGAGAACTTGACGTGATTGCCACATGGGCTTCCATCCTGAACCTTGGCCAAGTGAGGGATCATTGCCGATTCGCAGCGTCCGCCATTCGAGACGAGGTTGCCCGGCTGGCTCGCATCAGTCGAGAGGCAGAACCCGCATGACTGTCCAGGAAATTCGATTATCGCTCGCGGACAAGGACGACGACATGGAGGCGATGGCTTACGTTCGCGGGCAGTTCGGGCGAATTGAGGCAGTCACGACGGAGTTTTTCGTGGTCGACAATCCATGCGAGGCGTCAAGGCCGCTGGCAGAGTTGAAAGTGGTTCTTGGAAAATAAATGTGGTTCGCAAGCCGATCCAATGTTCAGAGCAGCCGCTACCGTCAAGCGTGTCTCGCACAGCTTGGAATCGCGGCTATTCAGCCCATAAGGCGGGGCGGCACATTGACACGAATCCTTACGCAACTGGCGGCACGGATAGGAGGGATTGGTTCGCGGGGTTTTTAGAGAGCAGATTTGAATACCTGATGATTAAAACCCTTTGAGGGCAGGAGACGTGAACGATGTACGAGAATGGATTATCGCGATTGGTGCAGGAATGGGCGCCATTGCGGCCCTCAGTGGCGCCGTCTGGTACGTCATCGTGCTTTGTCTGCGGGTTCACTCGCTCTGGAACGATCGGGAGAATGCCAAGGCGCGGCAGCGGGAAATGGACATCATGCGGGACAAGTTGGAGTTGATGCGTCGGCTGCAAGTCGACCGTGGAATCGGGGAATCAATCGAGGCTGGAGTGATCGGAATTCACAAGCCGCAGGAGCCCAAATGAGCAGCGGCGAAATGAAAATGAACGTGGAACCACAGAGGCTAATGGCCTTGAGCCTCGAAGAGTTCAACGGATGGCGTAAGGACTTGGATATGAGCGACATGTACGTTACCAAACCGGAGCTTCGCGAAGCATTTGCCCCATATATGGACCGCATCAGGGATCTTTCGTTGAGACTTGGCAGGCCAACGCCGACGCCGAATAACACGGATGCCTTTTTCGAGTTTGCTCGCGAGCTTGGCCATGAGTTCGCTTTGTTCGTGTGCCCGAAGTTTCACTTTGTGGATGGTGCCTGCATTATCGCGGCCATGCTGCTGGGAAGGGAATTGACCGAATGAGATTTGCCAATCTAGCCTTGGCGGTGTTTCTGCTGCTGACCGGGTTCGCAGCGGTGACGAACATTCAAATCGTTTGGATGCACCCGATAACGGGCATCGCCGCCCTCGTGGCCGGCGTGCTGTTGCTGTTGGGGGCGAGGGTGCCGTGAGTTGGCCTTGCTACATGGTCGAGCAACATCCGAACGGTTTTGTTTTCCGCATGCCGGGAAACCCCGCTTGGTCGTTGCAATGGGACGACCTGAAGCCGGGTGCCATGTGGTTCGATTACCGATTTCAAGAACCGGGCGACGTGCCACGGCTGACCTGCAAACTGCCGAGCAACGTGGAATGGCTGATCGACAGCCGCAGTTGGAAGCGAACCGGAGAACCGCCGAACGTGACGGTCACGCCGAGCATCAATCATCAGGGACAGTATCACGGCCATTTGACGGACGGAGTTTTGACGGACGATACCGAGGGGAGAAAGTTCGCGTGAGTTGGCCGCAAGAAATCTTCCTCTGCTTGCTCACGCTCGTCCTGGCATGCGCCGGCGCAGCGTACATGGATGGCCGGCAGTTGGCCGAAGTGCGGAATGGCGAGCGAGTGGTGGCGGATCGCATGGAAGGCATCGAGTTTGAGCAGCGGGAGTGCGAACATCGGCAGCGGAACCTGGAAGCCCAGAACGACCGACTGCTGAAATGGCTGGCGGACGGGAGTATGCCGCCAGCTACGTTCGAGGGGAAGTGGTTTTCGAGGGGATGTCGTGACCACCGAAGAAATCCAGGCCAAGCAACGCGACCTGCAAGAGAGGATTTCAGCACTCAAGAAAGAGCTAGAAGCCCTTCGCAACGAATGCCCGCACGAACACCGAGACAGCACTGGCGATTATTCGCTGAAAGGTGAGCACGAGTTTTGTCTGGACTGCGGGAAGGATTGGCTATGACGCATGACGGCCACCGCAACGCCTACAACCGAGCCAACAGCGAGGAAATGAACCCCAGCGAAGCGGAAGTTTACCGTCTGGCGGAAATCGAGCGGGCCAAGCGAGAGTTACCGGAGCGACCGAGGCGAGTACGAGTGAAGGAGTACCGGCACTCACGGCAACGCGGTGCACCAGGATTTGAGGCGATATGAAAGTCCTACTGTTCATGGGTCAGTCGAATTCGCAAGGATACGGAAACCGTCTCCAACTCAACCCTGTCCCGTCATGGGCACAGACCACGGCGAACGGCTGGACCGGGGCACCGACCGTATCGAGCGACAGCGGCTTTCAGTATCAGCACCCGACCGCAGCCAATGCCCCGAGCCTGTACAACGAGAACAGCACCGGACTGACGGCTGGCGTCTACGATTCGTGGGGAACCTACGACGGCCAGAGCCCCAAGTATTCGACCGGCGCCATCGGCGAGATCGGCTCGTATGGCCCGGAGCTTTCGTTCCTCGCGAAGTACCGCGCCGCCAATCCGACCGAGCAAATCGCGGTTCTCAAGGTCGTTCTCGGTGGCTCGTCCATCGTCGAATGGCTGCCAACGACGGCCAATATGTGGGTGATTCTCAAGGCTCATCTCGACCAGGCCAAGGCACGATTCGCAGCGGCGAGTATTACGCCGACATGGGCCGGGCTCGTCTGGATGCACGGCGAATCGGGAGCGGCGAGCGTTTGGCCCTACCTCAATCCGACGGCCGGGCAGGAGTACAAGGACCAGCTCCGCACATTGCTGGCGGCAATCCGTGCCCAGACTTCCGCTTCGCTGCCCGTCGCCATCGGCCGCATCGGCAACCACATGCTGCTGCCCAACATTATCGGGACGGTCAATAACGGGATCGACACACCGGAGAACCGCATCGCAGCGACCAACAACCGGCGAGCCCAGCAAGTGCTTGTGGCAAATGACGCGGGCAACGTGTGGTTTGACACGGACAATCTGCCGGTCCTGCAAAGCGGGGACTCGGCTTACTGGTATCACCACACCGGCGCAGGATACCTGGCAATGGGCGAGCGAGCCTACTACGCATTCAGCGGCGCAACGCCTCCGCCCCCGCCTGCTCCGCTCGTGACGGTCGTTAAGTTTGACGGGGTGGAGCAGCCGACCAAAACAGCAACCGTCACGCTCAACGGCGAACCTGTTGGCGGTGAAGACGACGTAATCCATATCGACGTAGTGGATCGAACCTGATGGCAGTTCCCGGATCACTCTATCGCTCGATCATCGGCGCTGATAACGTCGTAACGGCGATTGCGCTCAATGGCGGTGCGACCACGTTTGCGATGGCCAGCCTCAACACATGCTGGGCTGCTCGATTCATGGCTGGCGATACGCGAGACATTCTCAGCGTCTATGTCAATTGGTCATCGGTCGCATCGGCTGGGACCGTGACCCTACGCATTGAGACGATTGACGCCACGACGGGCAAGCCGACTGGATCACTCTACGATGCAAACGCGACGCTAGCCTTTACGCCCGTCGCAGGCTGGCAACTACTGACCTTTGCAAGTGCGCCAACGACGGGGCTCACGGCCGGGACCGAGTATGCGATTCTGCTGATTACTACGACGGGCGGAACAACTCAAACGTTGCGAGCGTCGGTTGCTGCCGGGGCCTATCCGACGATGGTACAGACTGCGGCGGACGGCACGACTCGCAGCAACCTAACAGACACCACGAGTGGCGTGCCGATTTGCACGGCCATTTTCGAGGACAGCGTGGAAGAGACGTTGGACTTTTGCCAGTTCGCAACCATCTCCAACTACAACATTTTCGGGACCGCGGCCGCCGGCGTTAAATTCGTGGTGCCTGTCAATCTCACGTTCCTTGTCGATGGCATCGACATGCCCTACGTGCTCCGCACTGGCACGCCTGCGGGTGATCTGCGGGTGAGAATTTTCAATTCGGCCGACACGGCGGTCAGTGGGACAACGATTACGATTGATAAGGATTCAGTGTTGGGCGGTTCTGGCCGACGCTGGAAGGCGCGGTTCGGTGCGCCCGTCTCGCTGGCGGCCGGCACGTATCGAATTGTTCTGGACTCCGCATCGTCTGCGAATAGCTCCAACTGCTACACGATTGTTGCGGGAGTTGCCAGGGCAGCGGCGAATGTGCCAACCAACTTGAACGCCACCAACACGGCGGACGTGACGGCGGGAACGATTTCTTGGACTGATACGAACACGCAGCAGATGGCGATGGGGCTGCTGTTGGATTCGATCAGCGGGAGTGGCGGCGGCGTAGTGGCCCCAACTTGGAACTTCGGTCAGCAGGGGGTGCTCATTGGCTGATTCAACGCCGTTGGAACTTGTGCATGAGAGGGGTTGTAAACGCTTCCTTTACGCTCCACCCATTTTTCAGCCTCTTGGCAAGAGTCTGATAGTCAAAGCCAAGCTCAGTAGCCCACTTGGGGACAGATTGAGTCTTTCCTCGAAAGGTCACATGGGGAAACCGAGGCGGTTTCTTTGGGAGTTTGGCGCGGCGGGACGACGGCACACGCGGCATTTGCGGTAGCCCTTAGAGGTTGTCTGCGTGTTTCTCATATTGTACGGATGGCCAGAAGGACAATGCGTCGGGCGGTCTATGCGACGATTGTTCTCTTGTTGCGTTACTGCTTCGAGATGTTTCGGATTTACGCAGCAACGATTTCGGCACAGATGATCTATGTGAAGTCCTTCTGGAATACTGCCGTTAAATTCAATGTATGCAAAGCGGTGGACAAGCATCCTCGGACCATTCAGTTCGCTGGTATGTCTAAATACGGCATATCCAGTCGGTGTCTTGTAATCGGTCCAGATCCAACAACGCCCGAGTTCTGGACGATGCGACGGCACAGGACCTCTTTTATTGACTTTCGACCAGAATCGTTCGGCAACAGGCATTTTGTGTTTCATACCTTTGATGATATCAGCGGAGGTGTAAAATAGCAAACAGCCTTTCTCATTGCCTTCCGTATTGCATTGCGAATACACGGTTTACTTTGCCGATTTCGTTTCGCACTTCGGCCGGCACGCCCACGGACCCCACGACACCCGACACGGAATTCAGCAGCGATGGCGGGGCCACGTTCGCCGACACGGCGGAGGAGATCACCACTGGCGGCACAAACGGCATGGGCTACCTCACGCTCAGCGGTGCCGAGACCAACAACAACTTTATCTGGATCGCTGCGAAGTCGGCGAACGATTTGACCACGCCGGTTATCGTGGTGCCGAGAATCCTGGCCATCGTTGGTTCCGGTACGCTTAGCGCAGGCAGCGCAGGCGGCGGCACACTCGGCACACTCTTGTCCTACGACGTGACGGGTTGCTTTATCCGCACGACTGGCGGCACAGGCGGCGGCGGAACTGGCGGGGCGAACAATCAGGCCCGCAAGATTATCACCTATACCACTTCGACCGGGGCGTTTACCGTCTCGCCGAACTGGGAAACGACGCCCGATGCCACAACGACCTACGACGTGCTGCTGCCTGAGGGCGTAACGCTGGGGATGCTACGGACGCTCAATCCGACCACGGCTGGGCGAACGCTGGACGTATCGACTGGCGGTGAGGCCGGCTTGGATTGGGCCAATGTCGGCAGTCCAACCACGACGCTGGCTCTCACGGGCACCACGATTGCCGTGACGCAAAAGGTGGACGTGGACACGATCAAGACAAATCCGGTCGTCAACGGCGGCACGATCACTTTCCCCACGAATGCCACGCTGTCGAGCCTCACGCAGACGCAGGTGACGGGAGGGGCGTATGCCCTCAACTCGTCGTCGTTCGCGTTTAACTCCGGGCTCGACTTCACCACGACGCAGAAAGCGGCCACACTCGCGCGGGTCACGCTGACCGACACGCTTACGACCTACACCGGCAACACGGTGCAGACGGGTGACAGCTACGCAAAGGTCAACGACGGCACGATTGGACTGGCGGCCATCAAGGGTTACGTCGATGATATCGGCGTGGCGGGGGCGGGGCTGACGGCAATTACGAATCTGCTGCCAACGTCGCTGAGTTCCGGCAACATGAAATGCGACGTGGTGGCATGGCGTGGAACCGCACCTTCGGTACTCCAGGAGGACGGCGCCAAGGCGATGGTTCAGGTTTCGATTGAATCGCTGCAAGGCGTGATTGCCAACGCCAACACGATGACCGATTTCTTCGACGGCAGCGGCTACGGCGAGATTTTGCAAGGTGCCACGATCGACGTGGTGAACAGCCAGACCAGCTTCACGTTGAACGCGGGGGCGGCTGACAACGATGCCTATAACAACTGCGTCTTGGTGCTGACGGACCAATCTACGCAGGCGCAAAAATCGGTGGTCGTGGTGCTGGACTACACCGGCAGCACGAAGACCGTCATCTTAAAAGAAGCCCCGACGTTTACGATTGTGGCGGGCGACATTGTAACCATCTTGGCGGACAAGTCGCTCAAGAGCACGGTGGATAACAATACTTTCGACGTGAATTCTGCCGGCGAGGGCGGCTTGGATTGGGCGAACATCGGCGGCAAGACCACCGTGAACGCTTTGACGCAGACCACGATTTCAACTGCACAGGTGGCGGCCAGCGTTACCGGTAACGTCGGTGGGATTGCCGGCACGACGCAAACGCTCGACGCCTTGCAGACGGCTCTCAACTCGGCGCACGGGGCAGGATCATGGGCCACGGCGACGGGGTTCAGCACGCTCACGGCAACCCAAGTTTGGGCGCTCGCTGACGGCATTGAGATTGGCGTTACTCCGAAGCAGGCCATGCAACGCATCGGTGCGGTTGTGGCTGGTGAGATCAGCGGGGCGGGGACGGGCACTGAGGTCTTCAAGGACGTGGGCGATAACGGCACAACGCGGGTTACGGTCACGGTCGACACGGACGGCAATAGAACGAGCGTGGTCTACGCATGAAGCAAACATTCAAAGCCAAGACGTTCGCGAGCAAGACGTTTAAGAGTGGCACGTTTACCGGCGTGGGAGCTTCGCAAGTCGTTACGGTCTTCCACGTCGCCGAGCGTCGTGTCTATGTGGCAGGGGCGGTCGAGAAGAGGGTGGTTTAGTTTCGAGGGGAATAAATGAGTCAAGCATTCAACTACGTCGACGCATTCGTTCAGGACAAGGGCCGTGGTGTCCATAATCTGGACGCCGATACGCTTAAGATCATGCTCACGAACGCCGTGCCAGGATCGTTTGCCGTCAAGGCAGACCTGACGGAGATTTCGGCGGGCAGCGGCTACACGGCTGGCGGAACTGCCGTAGCGAGCAACGACTATTCGCAGACGGCAGGAGTGGCAAAACTCACCGGCAACAAAGTCACGTTCACGGCTAGCGGCGGGACGATCGGGCCGTTTCGGTATGCGTGGCTCTACAACGATACGCCGTCGAGTCCGGCAGATCCGCTCATTGGATATTGGGACTATGCCTCGTCAATCACGCTTCAGGACGGCGAATCGTTCACCGTTGGGAACGCACTCAATGCGGGTAACTGGGATGCGACCAATCCAATTCTGTCGGAGACGCATGTTTAGGCGACTCGCAGCAGACGCCTGGAAAGTCGACGAGAGCAGGAACATGATACAGAATCACGGCACGATCACAAGCAGCCAATGCCGCTTCGGCTTGACCGAGGTGCAGCAGTGCCGCGCCCAGTCCGCTCCATGCGTGGATGTAGTCAGGCTTCAGTTCGATGGCCCGTCGAAAGTCTGCAACGGCTTCCTCGAATCGACCGAGCGAAACGAGCGTCACCCCGCGATTGTTGAAGGCCGACGGGCTTGTGGGACGCATGCAAACGACTTCGGAGAACAGCCGCAAAGCGGTCTCATACCGACCTCTCGCGTAATGTCGTCCGGCAAGATCAATTGCCGCGTCGATGGCCTGTTCTGGCGTCATACCTTCATTGTTGCTCACGGAAAGGCCGGGTGCAACTAATGGCCTACGAACGCTGGCAACTTGAGTTTGGCGGTGCCACGACCGGAACGTTTGACGTTCACAATACTGGCGGTGGTTTTACTATCGACGTTGTCACGAATGACTCGGCGGCTTTCATTCAAGGTGGCTTGGGTGGCGCAATGAACCCGAACGGATCAACAATTTCCGTTACGGGCGCTACTGGTTCATACCTGATCGAATATCAGCAGCACATTGACCAGAACGATCTATCAATAATCAACAATACGACCGACGGTAGCCCATCGGTCACGAATATCAATCAGGGCAGGCCAAACCCGGACCCGCTTTCTGCTGATGCTGGGTCTTTCGTTTTAACGGGCAACGATGCCATTTTGCGGGTAGATGAGCGGTTCCTTTTTGCCGACGCCGGTTCATTCCTGCTGACTGGCGAAGACGCCACGCTCATTCGCACCTACCTGATGCTGGCTGAGACAGGCGAATTCGCGTTGACCGGCAACGATGCCCTGATGCTTCAGTCGAAGCAGCTAGCGGCAGGCGCGGGATCGTTTCTGCTGAACGGCCGCAATGCGTCGATGGTCCGGGCGTTGAAGCTGCTTGCTGGCGCTGGATCGTTCGTGCTGACTGGCAACGATGCCTTAATCATCTCCACCGTTCGCCCGCCCTGGTGGATTGTCGAGCGTCGCGCCCACGTTGGCGGTGCTGTTGAAAAAAGGGTATACGCATGACACAGCGAATCGACAATACCCCGTACCGCTCAGATGGCTTCGAGAATGCCGGCGCCACGTTCTTCGCGATGATCGAAGGTGCGACGGGCACGGCCATCAACCAAGCCTCTATCTCGTCCATTGCGTTCGGGGTCTTTGCCGATGCCGTTCTGAAGGCCGATGGAACGGTCACTGCCGGGGCTCAAGTTCTCACGACCGGATCATGCGTCGTGGCGGACACCGTGTTCAACGCCCTGCAAACAGGCGACGCGGCATGGGAAGCCGATGGCGGATCGTCGGCCGGCTACAACTTCAAGGCATCGATCGGTGGCACCTACTTCCCAACGCAGGGCAAATACCTCGTGGAGTTCCTATTCACTCTGGCGGCCGGTGGCTACTCCATCGCCCAGTACATTCACTTTGCCCGCGAGGTGAAGCTGCTGTGAGCAAGAAGAAGGGAAAGCCCGGCCGAACGTCAAGCGGTTCTCAGACTGAGGAACGATTCCTGGCGGTCCTCAAGCTCAAGATCTTGCGGGTCTGCCATGCCGATATTAAGGCCGCCATGTTCAAGGCCCACGGCATCCGGGCTCGTTGTGTTGAAAACTACATCGCCCGAGCAGAGAAAGAGCTACGCGAAAAGACTGGCAAGAGCATTGACGAAATGAAGGGCGAAATTGTCGGGCTCTGCGAGTATTTGATTGCCGACGGCGCGAAGAAGTTGCAACCGAACATGGACGTAGCCGATTGGAAAAAAGTGGCCGACGTTCTAATAGAAGCTCAAAACCAAATTGCCGAAATCTTCGGCCTGAAGAAGCCTCAAAATGAATCTGTTCATCATCTGCACAGCGGCACTGTTGGCGTTTCAATCGTCGAAATGCGGCGACAAATATTTAATGACCCCGACTACATCGAATATCAGCGAAGCCGAGCTATTGCGGCAGACAGCCAGTCCAGCCCTTTACGCACGAATGGCCAGCCAGGGGCGTTGGAAACTTGCCCGCCATCTGGCACTAACGGATCGGGCGGTAATGGACACGCTGCGGGGAACGGACGGCATTAGACGGCTGATGGTCTGGGAGCCGCCGCGGCACGGCAAGAGCGAGTATTGCTCGAAGTATTTGCCATCGTGGTTTCTGGGATCGTTCCCCGATCGGAGAATCATCTTGACCAGCCATGAAGCGGATTTTGCTGCGGAGTGGGGACGAAAGTCGCGTGGGTTGTTGGAAGAGACTGGCGGCATGTTTGGGATTCAGGTCGATTCGTCGTCGCGAGCTGCTGACCGCTGGGATATTCTCGGCCACGAAGGCGGCATGCGCACGGCCGGCGTCGGGGGCCCGATCACCGGCAAGGGTGCTGACCTGCTGATTGTTGATGACCCAATTAAAAACTCCGCTCAGGCCGCCAGTGAAACATACCGCAACAATGCTTGGGACTGGTGGCAATCAACGGCCTACACGCGGTTGGAACCGGATGCAGCCGCCATCATTATTCAGACTCGCTGGCACGAAGATGATTTGTCGGGGCGAATCTTGCGCGAGAGCAAAGAACCATGGCGGATTCTTAACTTGCCGGCACTGGCGGAAGCTGGGACCGATGGAGCCGATGCACTTGGCCGACTGGAAGGCGAACCGCTCTGGCCTGAACGATGGTCGAAAGCGGCCCTAGAAAACATCCGCGACAACATGCTGCCGCATTGGTGGCAAGCCCTCTATCAGCAGCGACCGTCCGCCCGTGAAGGCGGGATGTTCAAGCGGGACTGGTTTGAAATTGTCGACCGGGCACCGAGCGACCTGACGTCGTTGGTTCGGGCGTGGGACTTGGGAGGCACCGAGAACGATGGCGATTACACGGCTGGCGTTTTACTGGGGACGAAGGGTGAAGACATTTGGATACCCGACGTTGTTCGTGGCCAATGGGAGAGCGGCCGGCGTGACGACAACATGGGCTTGACCGCCATGGAAGATGATCGGCAGTGGGGCGGGCGCGTGAAGATTTGGTTTCCGCAGGATCCTGCCCAGGCTGGAAAGCATCAGGCTCGAATTATCGCAAGCCAGTTGGCCGGTTATCCTGTCCGCCATGAAACATGCAAGGGCGATAAGGTCACGCGGGCCGATCCGTTTGCGTCGCGATGTTGGGCCATTGCTCGCGCTGGTCGCAAAGTCAAGCTCGTGCGGGGACCATGGAATCGAGCCTTCATTGACGAGCTAACGGGATTCCCGAACGGGGTCAACGATGATCAGGTCGACGCTGTTTCATTCGCATTTGTGAAGGCCGCCAGGACGAATCCATTCGAGGTGCATATCGTATGATCCGAGACCACTACATAACTGGCGTGCCATCTGAATCGGTTGCCGCAGTCATGGCTGAACGTGACCGATTTGCCAGTGTTGCCAAGTCCGCCTCCTTCGCCGTGACGATGCGGCAGGCTCTCCAGCAAGGCCAGCCCGGAGCATGGGCCAATGACCACCGAGAGGAGTCCCTGCACTTCACGGGCTGGAATTACGTGGCGGCCCATGCCGTGGCCAAGCAGTGTTCGCAGGCCACCGTGGAAATCAGTCGGCCGAAGTTGGCGGCAGCACCGCGCGGACGACTCACCAAGTCCCACGGCCAGGGCAATCAGCAGGATTCCGAGCCACTGCCCGACGATGACCGGTTCGTCCGCCTGCTGAAGCGACCGAACCCGCGGCAGTCGGGGGCATCGTTCCGCTATGAAGCCAGCGTCCAGTTGTCGTTGACAGGGACCGCCCTCATCTGGATCGTGAGAAATCAGCTTGGCCTGCCAGTCGAGATTTACTTGATTCCAACCGCACTGGCCCAGCCAATGCCGCCATCCCGTGAATACCCGATGGGTGCCTATCGCATGGCGGTCTCCCTCTGGTACACGGACATTACGGTTGACGATGGCTATGCGGAACTAAATGCACTCGCCTCGATTGCCGGCAAGGTGGTCGATGCCCGCGAGTTTGTGACGGTTCGCTGGCCGCACCCGCTGGCTAAGGATGACGGGTATTCACCACTGGCGGCAGGTTCACTGCCAACCGACACCGCCGAACAGATTGACCGCTCGCGGTTCTCTCACTTGAAGAATGGCATCAATCCGTCCGTAGCAATCTCTCCGGACAAAGACACGAGTCCGTCACCTGAAGAAATCGAGCGAGTTCAAACGACGATTGCCCAAAAATATGGCGGGCCTAATAACAGCGGCCGGGCCATGATTGTTCCGGGTGGATCGACCGTCACGCCGCTTTCGAACGTGCCGAAGGACATGGACTATTCCGCCGGCTTCGACCAAATGAGCAAGTTCATTTTGGCCCTGCATGGCGTGCCAGGGGTTGCCGTTGGCATGGGCGGTGATGGGTCGTACGCGGCGTTCTACGCGGCCCTCAAACAGATGAGCGTGATGACCGTCCAGCCGCAGTTGAACCTCTTGGCGGAAGAGTTACAGGAGCAGCTTGGCCCGTTCTTTGGTGAGACGCTGACCGTCACGATGACCGCCCCGAAGATCGATGACGAGAATATTCTTGAGGAGCAGTTGAGAACGGACATTACCGCCCAGTGCATCACGAAGAACGAACTGCGAGCACTTCGCGGCCTACCACCACATGCGGATGGTGATGTTTGGGCGGGTCAGCAGCCGCAGGCTCCAGCGGTTCCGTCTGATCCGTTTGCTGCGTTCGGTGGTGGACAGAGCGACGCACAGGAGACAGCCGACGAAACGACAACGGGGGTTGAGGGGCTGGACCGCAACGGCTTCACGCCGCCGGTAATCGGTTCGAACGGCAAGAGCCATCATCATAACGGCGTCAACCGGATAAACGGCAACGGCCATCACAAGTTGGCGGCTGAGCGGTTGGCACGGGCGGCGAATCTGCAATGGGGTGAATATCCGTGACGCAAATACTTTTTTGGATGATCATTCTAATCGGCGTTTTCAGTAGTATCAGCAGTCGAAGAAATCGCTAAGCATGGCCGTCGACCTTATCACCCCCAGCGTTCCCGACACCCTAGCCGATGTTGCTGGCCGGCGAGACCGCGAAGCCGCGTTGACTGCTGCGATCCTGCTGCTGTTTCAGGAGGAGCAGGCTCGACTTGAAGACGGCTACCCCGCGCAATGGGAGCGGTTTCAGCGACGACTGGCCGAGCGAATGAGCCCGGAACTAGCCGCCACCTATACCGAGGCCGCCCGCCATCTGGCCGACGAGCATGACCTGCACTTCGATACCGAGATGGGGCGCCGGCAAGCCCGCGTCTGGTCAGGCCATTACGCCAATACCCTGGCGGCCGAATTGATTCAGTCGACGAAAGACAAACTGGTCTATGCCCACGGGGAGGCCATCGCGACCGGCACGCCGTTCATGGAGTTGATTGCGCCGGTATTCAGCCCGGCGAGGGCCGACGTCATCGGCACCACCGAAACGACGCGGGCCATTACCAGCGGCATGATGGGCTTTGGCAATCACTTCGCGGTTGAAAACAAGTTGGTCGCAACGTGGCGATGGTACACGAGGTTTGACGATCGGGTCTGTGAATTTTGCATGCCTCTGCACGGCCTGATCTTCCCGGACCAAATCCCCGACGATTACCCATTCTCGTATCATCTTGGCCCGCCCGGTCACGTCAATTGTCGATGCAGCGTCCACGTCACTTTCGAGGCCCGATGAAAAAGAGCGATCAGAAAGCCATCGTGGCGGAAGTGCTGCGGGAAGTGGCGGATGCAATTCGCGAGACTCACATTGCAAAGAACTGGAACGGCGAGCCAGACGCAGTTGAAACCATGGCGCGTGTGGCCGATAAGATGGAAGAGCGGGCCAGGGAGCTAAGTCAATAAATGTGCGACCAGGGCAAGCCAACCCCGCGCGACGTGCTCGACCGCTTGCGGAGACTGCTGCGCGAGAAAATGCCGAAGGCCAAGGCCGCGCGGTTGTCGGGGACTAGCCGAACGTCGGTATACCGCCATCTCAATCGAGGTCGTCTCAGGCTGGCAGACGACGATGCAGCTTAGTGGGCGGCCGAGCTTCCTTTGGCTGGAATTGCACGCAGCCAAACTCAGGGGAGGTGACAAGTTCGGCGTTGTAACTCTCGGCATCTTCGGCAATCGCAAGACTCTGTGGATTGTCCGGTCCGTCTTCGTGGGACGATGCGAGCGAACAGACTCCCATGCCGCGCAGCCGTTCTTGCCGTGGATCATCGCATTCGTGCGGCTCTCCCTGCGGAGTCCACTCGTGGCTAGTGTTCCAAAAACGGCAGTTCTTGCAGCGTTCTTCCATGCCCAGCATTCTAACCGCCCGCCGAAAATCTCGCAATTTTCCCTATTCAACTTGTTACACATGCTGCAATAGCCTTGAAATATGGGCACAGCAGCGCAGCGCGAACGACGCCGAATAGCCAAGTCAGCCGGGCAGGCTCCCGCTATCGAGCCCACCGTCATCGACTTTGCGGCCATCCTTCGGGGCAGGCGCCGCACGCCGGGGCGGTTGTATCCTCACGCTGGCAAGTCGGCCATCCTCGATTCCATGGCCTACATGGTGCCGATGATCGACGCCGCCCAGTGTTGCGCCACCGCCACGATTAGCACGCCGACGCCCGATCGATCGGAAGACGTCGTGATGCCGTTGGGCTGTCGCTTGGACAACTACCGAGCAAACCCGGTCGTCTATTTCGACCACGGCTTTTCCGGCCTGTCGATGCCGATCGCCAAGAGCGAGGATCCAAACGGCAATTGCACGGTCGTCATTTCGGACGATGGCATTGAGGCCACCAGCTACTTTTCGCAGTCATGTTTCGAGGCAATGCAAATCTTCGAACTGATCGCGGAAAAGATTATTCGAACCGCCAGCATCAATCTTGCCCCCATCGTGGCTAAGGTCCGCAGCGAAGGGACTGGATTTCGGCCGGGGCTGTTGGTCGAAGAGTGGGAGTTGCTCGAATGGTCGTGGGTTGGAGTGCCTGACAACCCTGAAGCCCTCCGCAAGATCCTCGACCGTGGCAAGCTGGCCGGCAAATCCATCTGCGAGCCCATCCTCAAATCACTTCAGCCGCAAGCCGCGGGCGTTCAGGCCATCGGCATCGGCTGGATTCAACCGCCGGAGCAATCGCAAGTGAGCATTACACCGACTGCCGCCGTCGTTCCTGCCGTCACGCTTCCGAAATCGCTGGCCAAGGCTGCGGGCGATGCGCCGCCGCCCGATGATACCGCCATGGCGGATGATCCGATGGCCGCCGATGACACCGGCGAAGAAGTTGACGGTGAGACTCCGTTAGGTGCTCAAGTGCTAGCGGCCGCATACGACGCACTATCCGGCATCGTCCAGCAAATCGAATCGTCGTTGGGACCGCTCGAAAATCCGCCAGTGAAAGAATATCTGGCGGCCCTCGTGGAAACGCTCAACGGCCACCTGGCGGAAGTCGAAGGGGCCTACAGCAGCAACTATCCCGACGCCGCCGAACTGACCAAGACCGACTCGGCCGACGATCCGAACGCGGACCCCGAAGCCGATTCGATGGCCAAGTTCTTACGACGGGACCAGAACAACCGCCTGCAATTGTCGGGGCTGGGTCATCGGCTCAAGAGCGTGGCCACCGCCAAGAATTTGACGAAGGCCCAGCGAGAGGCAATCAGTCTCGTCAGCCTTCGCTTCGCCAAGATGCTGGCCAAGGCAAAGGAACCGCCAGCCGAACCGAAAGCGGCGGACCCCGACCCTGCCTTGGTCGAGCAGTTCAACGAGATCAAAACGACCTTCACGACCTTGACCAAAACCCTCGAATCGATCGCACCGCACCGCCGGGCCAGCTAAGACGCGCGGCAACTCACAGCAGCACAGAACAAGGAGACACGCAGATGCCAGCAATCGATTTTGCCGCCGAGATGGCCGAGATGAAAACCGGCCTGGCCACCATGACCAAGACTTTGGCGGACCTCGGCAAGCCGCATTTGCCGGAGCGCCGCGATGAGCAAGGGCGGGTGACGTCGTTCTACGAAGAGACCGATGAGACGGTGGAATTCCGTGTCGGCAACAGCCGGGACGCCCAGCGGCGTAAGTCTTACCGCCAACTTCGCAAGGCCAACGAAAAGCAACTGCGTAGCTCCGGCTACACGCCGTGGGGCGAGTTCAAGTCGTTCGGCGATTACGTCAAGAGCGGTTTGGCTGGTTCGAAGTCCGGAGCGTGGGAGGCCCGCAACGAAAAGCACTTTGGCCCGACGCTCTACAAGGCCATCCAGGGCATGAGCGAAGCGACCGGCGCCGACGGCGGCGTGACGGTCATTCCTGAGTTCAGCAATCAAATCATCGATCGCATCTACTCAAACGACCTCTGGGCGGGAACCGACAACTACACGGTCAGCGGCAACAACATGACGTTCTTGGCCAACGCCGAGACGAGCCGCGCGACGGGAAGCCGCCACGGTGGTCTGCAAGGCTACTGGATGGCGGAAGGTGGCAGCATCACCAAGAGCAAGCCAACGTTCCGCGAAGTCTCGTTGAAACTCGTCAAGCTGGGCGTGGTCGTCTACCTGACTGACGAACTGCTGGCGGACACGAGCCAAGCTCTTGAGCAATACGTCGGTCGTAAGGCCGGCGAAGAGTTCAACTTCATGATCGGTGACGCACTGGTCAACGGAACGGGCGTTGGCCAGCCGTTGGGCATGCTGGCCGCACCATCGTTGGTCAGCGTCGCGAAGGAAACGCAGGGAGCGGCGACGCTCTTCCCAGAAAATATCGTCAAGATGTACTCGCGGTTCTACGCCCCGAACCTCCCCAACTCGGTCTGGCTGCACAATCAGGACATCGGCCCGCAGCTTGACCTGATGACGCTGGGCATCGGCGCCGCCGGCATCGCAGTCTACATGCCGCCGAACGGCTTGGCAGACGCTCCCTTCGGTACGCTCCGCGGCCGACCGCTCAAGCCAACCGAGTTCAACGCGACGCTCGGCACCCAAGGCGACATCATCTTGGCGGACCTGGGGCAAATCCTGTCGATCAGCAAGGGCGGCATCGCTCAAGCCGTGTCGATGCACCTCGAATTCCTGACCGATCAGATGGCTCTGCGGTTCACCATGCGGTTGAACGCCCGGCCTTGGGAGAGTGCCCCGATTACCCCGTATAAGGGTGCCTCCAATACCCAATCAAACTTCGTGACTCTTGACGTTCGCGCCTAGTCGTTCGCTTTCCTGACACCGCACATTTTTGGAGTCGCATACACATGCACAATCGAAACTTTTTTGAGAATGGCGGCGACTTGCACCCGTTGTTCTGGGAATCGGACGGCAATACCGACATCACCGGCGACTGGATCAGCATGCGGGATTACACCCGCGCTCTAGTCGTACTGGTGAAGCAAGGGACCGAGGACGTCGATGCCGGGGCTTTGCAATTGTTGCAGGCCGTCAGCGCATCGGGCGGAAGCTCCAAGGCCCTCTCGGTGTCCAACTGCTGGTACAAGACCGGCACCATGACGGCTCAAGGGACTTGGACAAAGGTTGCCGTGTCCAACAGCTTGTTGGCCTACGGCAGTACAACGGCCGTCACCAACGGCACAGCCGACCGAGTTGTTGCCGACGTCGACACTGCCGCCATTTGGCTGGCTGCCGAAGTGCAGGTCACTGACTTGGACGTTGCCAACGGCTTCAAGTTCATCACCGCCTTTATCGAGGGCGATGACGTGAACAACACCGTCCTCTATTCGGCCTTCGTGATTCTGTTCAACGGCGAATTTCCGCAGGCCATTCCGCTTAGCCCATTGGCGTAAACCCAAACCGTTTTGATCGTTCGCCTAAATGTACTTCAACCGAACACTCTTCGAAGCCGGATTTGATCTAGTGCCAGATCTGTTTGTTTGCCAGTCCAATAACGCACTGGCTTCCACAGGTCTCGTTCTGGCCGGCATCACCGAGGACACGACCAGCAACCCGGCTGGCGATTGGGTGAAGCTGTCGCACTACCAGGCGGCCTATCTCGTGTTGATCAAGCCGGCCGGCGCGACCAGTGACGACGTGACGGTCCAAATCAAACAGGCTACAGACGCAGCCGGTAGCGGCTCGAAGAATCTCAGTGTCTCGCGGCTTTGGTACAAGAAGGCCGCGAGCCTGAACAACTTCACCGCCGTTCCGATCTGGACGCTGGCTGAATTCACTGCCGCATCATCACTTGACCTTGGCACGCTCAACTCAATCGATCTGGCGGCCGATGTGGTGGGAACGATGATCGTCATCGAGGTTCTTAATTCCTCCTTGGACGCTCAGAACAGCTTCAAGTACGTCAGCAGCACGATCACCGGCAGCAGCGTGGCCGACGTGCTGATCATGTCCCAGCAATGGGTATTGCAAGGCGGGGCTTACCGACAACCGATTCCGATGACCGCATTGGCGGGATAAAAAATCACCAAGGAGTTTGTCAACCATGGCGGACCAAAAGCAGCCCGGCGACAACCGATCGTCCGATACCCTGTCGGAAATGGCCTTTCAACTGTTCTCGGATCGCAGCAGTCGGGGCGTGCGAGTCGCGACCGAAGCCTTGGCTATCACCTGCTTCCGTGACGCCGCGGCATTCATGGACGTGGCCAAGCGAGTTCGCAGTGGCGAGCCATTGACGGCGGAACCGGAAGGCCCGCAGTTGTCGGATGCGTCGGCGCCAAACCTGAAGCCGAAACACCCGCTCAACATGGTTTCGAAGCGGTTCGGGGATCCGAAGTTGACCGAGGTGCGAGCGATCCACAACCGACTACTGAAAGACCCGACGCTCGAAACCCTCTCTGAATACGACTGGGGCAAGGCCGAAGTGTCGACCGCCCGTGAAGTGTTTCCGGCTTACGTCGGCAGCACGAACTGACCGCTTACCGCATTTACGTTTTCTCAACTCTCAACCGATCGTCACAGACTAAAAGTGGAGTGACCCAATCTATGTCAACGACTACCCCAACCAACTTTGCCCGAGCCCGCGCCGCACTGCGATTCACCGATGTTCCCATCATGGGCAACGTCTTTTTTGTTTCGTCAGTCAGCGGTTCGGCCAGTGGCGGATATACCGCCGATGCACCAGCGGCGACGATTGCCCAGGGGCTGGCCCTTTGCACGGCCAGCGCAGGAGACCTCATCGTTGTTGGGCCAGGTCATGCGGAGACTGTCGGCGGCGCTGCTGGATTTGTGACCAAGGCAGGCGTCACGATCATGGGGTTAGGCAGCGGCACGCTTCAGCCGAAGATCACGTTCGACACGGCCATTACCGCCAATCTGACTTTAAGCGGTGCGAACGTCACGTTCGAGAATATCCACTTCTCGGCGAACTACGCAGACATCACGAACCCGCTGCCGGTCACCGCTCAATTCGTCACGTTCCGGAAGTGTCGGTTCTCCGAAACCGCCACGAACATGAACGCCCTGATTTGGATTCTTGGCGGTTCGACCACGACCTCCAGCGGATTGTGCGTCGAGGATTGCGTTGCCAACGACGCGGACGCCGCCAACACGCACTTCATTAGCTTGCCAGGGACGGACGCCGGCAACATCATCCGACGGAACCTGCTCTACGGCGACTGGGGAACAGCTGCTATCGGAGCGGCCGGAAACGTGGTCAACATCCAGATTCACGACAACCGCATTTACAACGCGGCAACCGACAACGATTCCTGCATCAACATTGCCACCGCAGGCACCGGCTACATCTCGAACAACTTCGTGACGAGTGGAGCCGCTCAAGCCAACGGCGTCACGGCCCCCGGTTGCGGCAAGTGCAACAACTTCCAGGGCGTGAACGCCGAAGATTTGTCTGCATTGCTGGACCCGATTTTGACCTAATGAGGGCGACTTATGGCCCTCACAACCTTGGCGGCCGTCAAAACGCATCTGTCGATTGCGTCCGCGGACACGTCTCAGGATGCCCTGCTGACTCAACTGCTGGCCGGCGCCGACGCCGCGATCAAGCAGTATTTCAATCAGGACTTGGAGACGACCACGCGCACGGAGTTCATGGTTGGCACTGGCACGCCTAAGCTGGTCCTGAGGCAGCGGCCGGTCCAGTCCATCACGTCTCTCTACCTCGATTCGTCGGCCTATTACGGGGAAGCGTCGGGGGCCTTCCCGGCCAGTACGCTCCTTGTGGCAGGCCGCGACTACTGCTTGCAACGAGACGCCAATAGCACCAGCGAAAAGAGCATGTCGGGAATCGTCGTCAAGATTGGTGGCGTATGGACAGGGGCGAACGAAAAGATTCGGGGCCTGCTCACGCAAGGCATTGTGGCCGGCGTCGGGAATATCAAGGTCACGTACATATCTGGCTACGTGACGATCCCGGCTGATCTTGTCCTGGCATGCCATCAAATGGTTTCGATTCTTCGGCAAGGTGCCCAACAGGGCGGCCCGCTCCAGCAGGAATCGCTCGATTATTACTCGTATCAACTGGCGGCCGCAACACCTGACAGCAGCCCAATGGGCAGCGTCAAGCAGTTGCTTTCCGGTTACAAGCCCTGGGACTGGTAAACGATGCCGCTTACGTCCGCCACACTCGCAACGAAGTATCGGATGCTGCCGAACCAGCAGACGGTGGTGCTGTCACGCGACGGCCAGACCGTGGCCACCGTGAACGGCTGCGTGCGTCGACCGTTGGACTTTTCCGCCATCGAATTTGTCAGCGGCATGGGAGTCACTCAGGAATTGACTTCATTCTTAATGCCCAACGCAAACATGAGTGGCGAGACGCCAAATGATGGAGACACGCTTACGGACGCCGAATCAATCGACTGGACTGTTCTTCGATCGATGCGAGAACTGGAAGGTGCTATGTGGCGAGTGTTCTGCGTCAAGCAAAGGTAGGCCATCTCCATGACAGTCATAGCTGTTTTTGATCAATGCCTTGACGCCGTGGTGACGGTGTTGAAAAGCCTTGACCTAGACGGCATCCCGCAAGCCAACATTTCACGGCGAGAAACAACGACCAGTGACATTGGCTCTTATCCGTCGATCCAAGTTGTGCCTGGCGCTCCAGAAACGATGGATCCTAACGCTGGTACTAATCAGCGTGACGACGTTGTTTATTCCATCCTCGTCGCACTCTATGACGCTCCCAACCAAGATCAAAATGCAGGGCGTTCGCGTCGACTACGATGGCGGGAACAAATCGCTAGAGCCTTTCGCAATCAGCGGTTGACCGGCGTTGATGAAGTTTATCGTTGCATCGTCACGCCCCAACAGGTTTTCGACCAAGGCCGATTCATTGGCTCTAACATTTATATGGCCGGTCTGATGCTCCGTTTCACCTCGCGGGAGGCACGCGGAACATGATGCACAGAGCGTCAGCAGGCGAACCGCTTCTTCCGCCAGGACCATTTGACGCAACCGACATGCCAACTGTTATGGCTCGACTGGCGGATGATTTGCTGACGGCAAACTATGGATTGGCGTTTGAAAAGTGTGCACCAATCGTCGAGGAAGGAATCACGACCAACTTCGCAACGTCATCGACACCAGATGGCACGCCTTGGCCGCCACGTAAAGACCCCAAGCCGAAGCATCCGCTGCTGATCCTGAGCGGCAAGATGCTAGGGGCTGCTGGGGTTGGTGCTGGTCACGTGCTGACGATCGACGAACAAAGTTTGGCGTGGGGAATCGACCTGAACGTGGTGAAGTATGCACGGGCTCAAGACCGTGGAAATCCGAAGCGGAACCTTCCGGCCCGCCATTTCATGGGCATTAGCGAACAATTCAAAGATCGATGCGAGGCAACTTTCGGCAGTGCCACCTTTGATCTGATCTACGGCTAGAATCGAGGATGCAATATGGGAACGGCAGCAGTCGGCGCAATCGCACAACTCGGGACCGACCCCAGTTCGACAACCGTTACACAACGGTTTGAATTCGTTTCGGAATCCGTCGGCAAGCGCGGCACCATCATTGAGACTGGCGGCATTCGTGGCACTCGGTCGCATTCGAAAGAGCGAACGCGCGTCGGTCCCTATTCGGTTGGCGGCACAATCGTCATGGAGCCGAGCCCGGAAGAACTGGCCATTTGGTTGCCGAGAATCCTGGGAACGGCCGCCAGCGGTACAACCTACGCTCTGGCGGAAACGCTGCCGACGTTCGTTCTGGTTGTCGACCGCGTGACGAAGGTTTTCACCTATGAAGGATGCAAAGTCGCATCCGCCACGTTCGGTTTTCGTAAGGGCGTGGCAATGTCCCTTTCGATGAACATCATCGGTACAACCGAGTCCATCGGAAATGCCGGTACATTCCCAAGCCTGTCACTTGGCACTACGGGCCCTTTCACGCTCACGGACACCAGCGGGGCCGTCACGATTCTTTCCGTCGTTCGGCCTGTCTTTGATTTCGAGGTGACGATTGACAATGGGGCCGTTGCTGACCGCCACCTGAACGCAACTACCGTTTCGCAAATTCCGATTACCGACCGTGTGATTACGCTGCGATCGACGCACCCCTACAGCAGCGACGAGACGGATCTCTACGACCAAGCAATTACTGGCGGAGCCGGAACCATCGTTGCGACGTACGCCGGATACTCGCTGACCTTTGCCTTTGCCAATCTTCAGGCCCCAGCCGAAGCCCCGACAGTCGGAAGCAAGGGAGAAATCCTGCTCTCGCTCAACTCCATTGCCAAGCAGAGCGGGGCGACCAAGGAACTTATCGTAACCCTCGACAGTAGCCCCTGAGCTATTTACGTCTACTCCAATGATCCAGCGGACCACAAAGCGACGCGCCAACAGACCAGCCGCGATTCAATCGCGCCCAGAGCATGCGCGCAGAAATCCCATAAATCTCTGCCCACTCAGCAAGACTACGGCGCTCGCCATTATGCTCAAGCCATCGCGTCGTTCTCTTGTTGCGGGTCTGTTCCTTGCGGGTTGCCCATCGGCAATTTGTCGGACAGTATCCGCCATCATTGTTCATGCGTTCAATTTCAAAACTGCTGTCTGGCATGTTGCCCATGTCAGTCAAAAACTGCTCGAACGAATTGCGCCACTCACGGCAAATCGAAATCCCGCGACCGCCATAGCTTTGGTAGTCGGGGTTGTTTTCGTTCTCGCAACGACTGATCATTTGCGACCAAGACTTGTATTCGGGACTCCGCGACAATCCGTGGGTCCGGCGACGATTTCCGGTGATCTCATTTTTCAAGCATCCACAGCTTTTTGTATTTTTCCGGCTCAGAGCATTTCCGGAAACGAGCAATTCATTTCCGCAAGAGCATCGGCAGTTCCACATAAGTCTGCCGTGTTTGTTTCTGCCGGCCCAGCCAAGCACGAAAAGCCTGTTGAAAGTTTGCCCGGTCAAGTCTTGAAATCGACCGCTAGGAAGTGGCGTGTTATTCTTACTCTCAGCCATGACGTGTTCCTTTCTTTGGAAGGATGCGAATGGTTAGAGCCGACGTGGTGTTTCGAGCACTGCGCCGGCTCGTTCATTTTACCCGCATAATTCGGAGGTGCAATGCTCGACTACCTGGAAGACGGTTACACCGAAGACGGCTACATTGCCGCGGCCCCCGGCCTGCACAACGCGATTGAGTTTCGCTATCGGCCGCTTACGAGCGACGAACGTTCAACGATCCTCGACAAGACCGCAAAGGTTCAAACCGCACCGCTACGAAATGCGGTTATCCGCGAACACCTCGTCAAGCAAATCGAGTCGTGGTCAATCGTCGATAAGAACGGGGCCGCCATGGCAATTACTGTCGAAACGATCAAGCGACTCAAGCCCGCCGTGTTCGATAAGTTGTGGGACATCATTGGCGGCTGGGCTGGATCGCAGCGGGAGGCCGCAGACCTAAAAAACTAACGGCCGGGTTGCAGATTGCTCTGTACCACCCGGAAATCCCGACCTGCGAAAACTGCAAAAAGTGGGAATACACGAAGGAGTGGAAGATACGTGAACGCGGCGACCCGAAGAAACCGCAGTTGCGAGCACCGCCATTCGTCACGCCTTGCGAAACCTGTCCCAAAAAGAGTCACGAGAGGGCTGCGGAAACGGAATTATCCGAGAAGAACATACGAGCCGTTGAATACTTCTACCGAGTCCGGGCCACGTTCGGGCGATGCCTGGCCGAGCGGGCAGTGAATGACGGGGTGTTAATGCGAAATCTGGGGATCATCGAGCGGATTGTCAGTCAGTGGGAGCGTAGTCAGTAATGGACAACGACCGCGAAGTCCGATTCATGCTGCGACACATGCAGCACCCCGGCAACGCTGCCGAGTTGAAGCGGTTTGGGGACCAGTATGCGGCTGCGCAAAAGCAGATCGACAAGATTGCCATGGACTCGGCGTCGGCCCGCGACAAGCAGGCGGTGGAGGTTCACCGCCGAGAACTGGGCCGGACCAACGAGCGGATGGAGGCCGAAAAGCGGCACGTCACAACGACCGTCAGCGGGCATACGACCGTCCAGCGAAGCTACGAAAAGACCGAGAAAGCCGCCATCCGTATGGGGATGTCGATCCTCGACGTGATGCGTGGAGCCGCCCTGTCGTTCGCCTCCACTAATGCGAATGCGGAAAAACTCCTACAAACAATCGTGCAGATTGAAGGGGCAGTGAGTATCGGCCGCGGCGTTATGGGCGTTGGCGGACAGATCGCAAAGTTTGCCGGAATCAAAGGAGCGGGTGTCGGCCTTGGGTTAGCGGCTATCCCACTGGCAATCGCCGGTGGCACACTGGCGGCAGCCCAGGCTAGAGACGAGCGAACATGGGCGGCAAGCGCTGCCGAGAGCGATTTCAGGTTGGGTGCTTCGCAGCGGATGCAAGCCGGCATAGCAGGCATCAATCAACAGCGATCAGCGTTTGGCGCATCCCAGGGGAGCTATTACGCATCGACGTTGGCGGGCAATAGCCAATCCCTGGCAGACAATTCGATGGGACTGTCGCAAACAGGGGAAGGAAAATACCGCGTTGTCAAAGATCAGGAAATGGAGCGGCTGGAAATTCTCAAGCAGCGCTCGCAGCTTATCCGCGAGAGTACCGAGCGGGAACTGTCGGCTGCCCGAACGTTGCTAGATCAGGAACGGGCCCGACTGGCTGAGACGCGAGCCCAGAAACAAACGGCTCTGGAGCGGTTCGCGTCGGCCAGTCCTGCAGAGGCCGCCAGGTTCAAAGCAATCGAGGCTAAGCTTCAGTCCGGTCAAAACCTGACACAGCAGGAAATCGAGTTCGGAGAAGGCGTGTTCGGTCGGCGCAACCGCGAAGCGTTCAACCGCTCCCGCGAGGCCCTTGTCAATCGCAATGGTCTTGGCGGCATCTTCCGAGGGTTTGCCGACGAAGAGACCGAAGCATTGGGCGACGTCAACCGCGCCGCCAGCTTTCGCGACCAAGTGGCCAACCGCGGTGCCGCTGCTGAGAAGTCAAACGAAAAGACCATAGCCGCCATGGTCGATGCGATTGACGCACGGTTTGAAAAACTGCTCGACAAGGTTCGGACGGACTTCATTACCGAACTGCTCAAGCGTGAACTAGCGGCCGGCCTGCGTCAAGCCGAGAGGGATGGGCTCATCCAGTGATCCTGAAGTTTGGCCAGTACGCGCACGCCAACAACGAGGTGGGCATCGTCATGTCCCGCGGTTCTCTGCGTGACCAGTACGGGATCATTTACGGCTACCATACGACCTGGACGATTCGCGGGATCCTTCAGGCCGATACTCAGGCCGACATTACGACGGCCATCGCGGCCCTCGAGGCGGCGTATTCCAGCGAAGGCAAAGACGCGATTCTCTACCTGGACGACGGCATTACCGCTACGGCCCACAAGCTGCTCGACGGTCCCAGCTTCGGCGGCGTCAAGGTCAAGGACGGGCCGAACTATCCCAACGGAGTCGGGGCGGAATACTCGACTTTCCGAACCTACGAAATCACGCTTGAGGCGTCCTACGGGTTCAACAATGCTGGTGGCCTGACGCAGTTTGATGAAGTAATTGCCATGTTTGGAGGCGGGCCAAGGTGGATCCTCATTCAGACGCTCAACGGCCCCCCGCAACGTCAGCAGACCGCCGACATGACCCCGTTCTACGCCCAACAGTCAGGGTCTGCCACTGGCGTTCTAACGTGGCCTGAGCCTGGCTCACCGCTCTTTCCCGAGCACGAGCACCGCGACAGACGGCGGATTGTATTGGCGGGCCCCGTAGCAAGTCCTGAGGCCGGTCGATCCTGGGGCGTGTCATGGTCCTACGAATTCGAATCAATCACCGAGCTATTCGGACAACCGAGATTTAAGCCGTAGAGGATATGAGCAATGGCAACTGTGAAATGGCGGGGCGATGCGCCGAAGGTCAAACAGGTTCAAGCCTGGGTTTTCGCAGGAACGTGGGAAAACGATGACCTCGTGTGGGTGAAGATCGGAACCAAAATGGTCAGGGTGACAACTGGCTCAACGGTCATTGCCACGCTGATCGATACCCTCGTGACGGCACTGAACGCTTCGACGTATCCCGAGTTTGCAGAAATCACCTGGAGCAGATCCAGTTCCACGCTATTGGGAACTGCTGACACTGATGGCGTGGCGTTCTCAGCTACCGCCTATTCCAGCGAGGCCAACGGAGCGGACGCGGACGCCCAGACGATCGACGGGGTTGCAACTAGCACACTTACCGCCAGCGGTTCGGCCGGCAACGCGACCACGGCCAACAGCGGGCCGAATGACTGGAGTGTGGCGGCCAACTGGTCGGGAGGGGCTGTCCCGGTCAACAGTGACGACGTGATCATTGAGAATTCGTCGGTCGATATTCTCTACGGCTTCGCACAGTCGGCCGTCACGCTGACCAGCCTATCAGTCATGGCCAGCTATACTGGCAAAATCGGCCTGCCGGCCTTGAATGGAACTGTCGGCAGCACAACGTCCTACTTTGAATATCGCTCGACTTACTTGGCGATCGGCGCGACGACCATCAACATCGGCTTGGGGCCAGGCCAAGGTTCCGGCCGGATCAAGATCAATACCGGCAGCGTACAAACGCTGGTCAACGTGTATCAGACTGGCCAACCAGCCGAGACGGGCGTGGAATCGTTTCTCTTCATCGGCACGCATGCGAGTAATGCGGTCAACGTCAATCGCGGATCGGTTGGAATTGCGGTCCTGTCTGGAGAAGTCGCGACCGTGCTAACGCTCAACGTCGGTTACCTGGTCGATGTCCTGGGAGATGCCAAGGTCCGTTGCGGACTTGGTGTCACGCTTGGCACCGTAGTCAAGGCCGGTGGGAATCTCGAAACGCGGTGTGCATTTACAACTGGCACCCAAACGGGAGGAACGTGGACGCATGGTGCTGGCGCTGTAACGACGCTCAACGTGGACTCCGGAACGTTAAACTATGACTCTACCGGAACGTGCACGACTGCCAATGTTGCGAAGGGGACGCTGACGTTTGCTCGTGATATGCGGTCCAAAACCGTTACCACTTGCAATCTATTTTCTGGGGCAACGCTCCTCGACCCAAATCGGATTGTGACGTTCACAAATCCTGTTGTCCTCAACCGCTGTTCAATTCCAGAGGTGACGTTGAACCTTGGACTGCATATCAAATTGGCCGTGACTGCTGGCCCTTAATCGGCGGCGTTGTGAGAGTTTTTTCGACAGACCAACCGCGCTCAAGTCGACGAATGAGCGTCACCCTTGACATCCTAAGTTCCCTTGCCCAATCAATCAAAAGCATTGTTCTCCCATTGAATGTAAGCCAATGGTTCGATCGCTTATTTCGATTTTGAGTTGTCCGTGTTGCCCATTCGCAATTCTCTGTGGTGTAGTTGCCCTCGTTGTTTTTCCTCTCGATGGTATACCCCTTACTGGGGCGCGGACCCATGTCGGCCAAGAAGTTCTCAAACGAATCCAGCCATCGCTGACACACGGTAATGCCACGATCCTTGTAGTTGGCACTGTCCCTTCGGCGATTTCCGGAGCAGCGACCAATCATGTTTCCCCACGCCTCGTATTCTGCGGACGGATGCTTCCCGCGAGTATGACCATGCGTTGCGAGGGACAGCCCATTTCGCGTAACGGACTCCAGATGAAGGCACCCACAACTGCGAGTGATTCCTCTTTGCAGATTATCGGTACGAACTGTCTTTGTTTTTCCACACTTGCAGACGCAGTTCCAATAGCTCTTCTGCCCTGTCGAGTGCGAGAAGCTGACGACAGTCAATCGCTCAAAAACTTTGCCAGTCAAATTCTTGAACCCGGCGTGCGTTGGGATAGGATGGCTCTCAACCATGACGTGACTCTCCTGTTAGAGTTGCTTTGTGGCCAGAGCCGGCAGACGTTTCCGCGTCTGTTCGGCTCGCTTAATTTACCATGGAATCGAGGGTAAATCCATGGCGGACCTTAAAGGCACTGTCACGTTCCCCGGTATTCAGCAAATCCTGGCGGCCGCAATCAACTTCGGGCCGGGCATTTCGCCAAGCTCCGCGACCATCCAAATGGTGCCGCAGATCGGCTATCCGGCTGCCGGCGGCGATTTGGAATTCTCATTTGCCGGCGAGACGATTACCTTTCACGATTGCCGGATTGTGGCCGGCACAGCGACGCGCGGACCGGGGGGACTACTGCTCTCGCTGTCCATTCAGGACCGCCGATGGAAATGGTCGTTTGGCCGCGTGTCAGGCTGGTACAACCACCGTCAACCGGATTTCACCATCGACAAGGACTTCGAAAAGAAGCCGAGCGAACTGGCGGATTTCTGCCGCATTGCGATGGGAGAGGCAGAGTTCGCGGTCAACGAGATGCCGGACGACGCACGGCCGGAAGTAAATTGGGACTCGACCAACCCCGCGCAGGCCCTGGCATCGCTGGCGGAATCGCTGGGCTGCTACGTTGTGCTGCAACTCGACAACCAAGTTGCGATCCGTAAGAAGGGCGACGGAGCGGACCTTCCACGCAACAACACGATCATTGATGAGAGTGGCGGCATTGACCCGCCAGAGAAGCCCGACGCCTTTGCGGTCGTCACCGGCCCGCGGCGATTTCAGCAGGATTTTGAACTTGAGGCTGTCGGGCTCGATACCGATGGCAAGATTAAAAAGATCGATGACCTGTCGTATAAACCCGCTGGCGGCTGGTCAACGATCGACCTGCCACATTTTCAGAACGTGTCTGACACGAAGTGCCGGGACTTGGCCAAGGCCACGGTGTTTCGCTGGTATCGCATCAAGGTGCCATTGACGATTCATGGGCTGGAAAAAGAGACGGCTGAGAACCGTGCGCCCCTCGATAAGCTGGACCGCATTCTGCCGATCGGAACAACTCAGGTCCGCCAGATTGCTCCCGGCATTGTCGTGGGAGAAATCGCAGCCGAGCATCCCGAGGAACGCATTGACCGACCGGCGCAGGTATACGGCATCTATGCTTTGCCGTGGGACGCGGAATGGGCCGAAGATGTACACAGTGCGGCCACGATGTACCCGCTGCCGCTGGACGAAACCGAAGCGGCCGCCAACGGTCTGACGAACTATCTAAAGCAGGCCATTGTCCCGCAGGAAAAATGGTCCCTCGATTCGGAACGCGGCATCGTTCGATTCAGCGATTATATGTTCAAGCAGTCCGCCACTGGAACTTATCTGGCGGCCGTTCTTCGTCTGCGAACCGCTGTCACGTTGCGGGACGCAAAGACCAACATGCCGCTACGCGTGGAAGCAATCAAGGGCAGCGAAGAGGATGGCTCGTTCAAAACAAAGGCCCGCGTTCTTCGGCATGACGAGATAGTCCCGCGGACCATCGCGCAGTACAAACCAACGACCGCCTTCGACGTCGACAAGGTGACTTCCAATGTGGAGGACGTTCGCAAGGAGTGCATGCACTATGCCGACGCTGCCGAGCGTGAGTACGAGACTGCCAACCCGCAGACGATCCGATACGCTGGCTTGCAACGAGTCGAGATCGACGGGGCGGTCATGCAGGTGAGCTACTCGCTGGACTTGGAAAGCGGAATGCGAACGACCGCCAGCCGCAACACCGAGCACGCACGGTACGCCGTTTCATTCCGAGAGAAGCGGTTTTTGGAAAAGCAGAAAGCTGAACTAGAACGGGCTGTACTGCGCAACCAATTCGAAATCGCTACCAAGCTAATTGCAGGATTGTAGAGCATGTTCATACCCACCGACCCGCTATCCTCGATTCGCTGGTTCCCAGTGGTCAACGTGTCCGGTGAGGAAATCCCGGCCTTCGCGTGCATGCGAATTGCCGGCGACGGCACCGAGGCAACGCCCAGCACGGAGACGGGGCAAGCGACGACTACTCGCGAAGGGCAGGTGGTGATCCGAGTCGGCAAGCCGCGGGCCGGAACCGTGGCAGGTGGTTTCCGCCGTCTCTACCTGATCAACAGCCCCAGCCCGATCGCAATCGACGGCTACGGATCCGGCACGTTTGGGCCATACTGGGTGGCGGCGGACTCCACAACAATCCAGTCATGGGCAGACGGCGATCAAACCTGGGGCCCGAAGCCCGGCAGTTGGTTGATCTGGCCAACCTATTACGGGTTCAAACCGCTGGGCCAACTCACGACGCCAGACCGCGCCTACTGCGTGCAAGAGATGGTCAACAGCATCATGGTTGATCCGGCGACGGATAACATTCTCACGAGCACCGGCAACGACACCGGCTGGGACGCGCCCGGCCTGAGCGGCGACGAAACGGCAACGGCCTGGTGGTGCGTCTGGTTTGGTGACGGGTGGATTGTCGTGGCCAATGACCGGGACTCGACAGGCTACGTGCAGTTGGGCGATGCGCTGTATCTCAACTGACATGGCCGGCGACCAACAGCACTGCCGGAGCAGCCCTGAGCAGCCCCATTCAACGCCAAAGCCCAGCGGTTAGGCTGGGCCTCGACGTTCGTACCCGGTGGGCGTCCTGTCACTGCGGTTATTCTACCGCGCGGCTGGCTTCGGGGTCCACGACTTTGGCGTCCATGATCGGTCGATGCCAATCTTGCGCCAGTTCGCAAAGTCCATCACGAAACAGGATTCCCCGGAGTCGAGTTGCACAACGGGATACGTGCCGATAATCGTGGTCCAGCGGGTTAGGCTGGGTTAGGCTGGGCCTCGGCTGAGCAGACGTTTCACGCGGCGTCTATGAGTGAACCAAGTTCATCGAAAGACTGGAGTATCGAGCGAACCGTTAATTGGCTCCCAATCTCGCGATGACCGTAAGTAATAGACCATGACCACGCGCCGGCCGATCGCTGCCAATGGCCTGGGCGGTGACTCCGAAACGTGTAGCGCTCTGGGATTTCATATCCGGCGTGTCGAAGTCTTTGCACTAGTCGCTCAACACTCGTCATGGCAGTGCTCGCATTCTGGATCGGTGCAATCCGCGAGTCCTGCCGACATTCGTTCCATCGCGTCCGTGATGGCTTCGTGCTCGTAACCTTCCTCATGCTTGTTCCAGTAGCAGACGAGCGTATGAAGATGTTCGCAGGCCCAGACTTTGCCAACGGGCGCATCGATGTTGCAGGTGATTTCGCGGTAGTCGTACCGCTCGATGCTGGCCCCCATTTTTCTCGCCAGCTTTTTAAGGTCTGCGTATTTGGCTGGCTTTGCGGTCGTGTTCATCTGGGGGTGATCTCCTATTGTGGGGCTACAACTTTGATTCGAGTCTTTTCGCAATGCCAATCTTCGTGGTGCTCTTTCCCGAACTGGCACCCCAAGCACTCCCCGCAGTTGACGCGACGTAGAAAGCCGGCGCGGATGAGCGGTTCGACGGAGCGATAGCGAAACGTCGGTATCTGCCATGCCTCGATCTCGCCGCCGGCGCTGCGAATCATCGAAATCAGCTTGGCTTGAGAGGTGGTCATGGGTGCGGTCCTATTGTGGGGTTATGCGGCCGTTCGCCGGTCGCGTTACTCAGCTTCGACGGCCATCCAATAGCCGGGGAGACCGGCTCGCATGTTGTGGGTCTTGCGACTCTCGCGGACCATAGTCTCTGCATCTGCGAGACTCAGGCCGGTTGCGACGGTCTTTTCCGTCTTGGTTTCGGTCGTCCAGATTCCGTCGATCAGGTTGCGTCCGCCAGCGGTCTGCCAGACGACGCGGTAGGTCTGAGTGGTGGTCGCGGTCATGGTTCTCTCCGGTCGGTTGCTTTGTTTCTTTCCTCTCGACTCCCTGATTATAGTCAATCGGCTAACGTAGTCAACTGGCTAAATCGAGAATTCAGAAAATAATTTTAGCCGGCCTTTACCAGCGTCAATCCGAGAGCTTCGGCCAGCCGATCAGCACTTGCCAGCCGTAGGTCTCGCTCTCCGCTGACGAATCGTCCCACCTGAATCGGCGCGATGCCAGCCGCAGCGGCAATGTGGGAGATTTTGCGAGGGTCCGCAGCAATGGCGGCCTTGAGCGTGTCAGAAATGGTCGACGTATTTTTGCGAGTAGCAGTTTTTGTGCTCATGTTTCGATTGTAGTCAATCGGCTAATCCAGTCAATCCGCCATGGCCCCTGAAATTCTTGCCGGAATTTCTCTTGCCAGCATGATGGACGGTGGTTACAGCCAATCGAGCGCGTCGACCTCGAATAACTGGCGGCACGGTGCACACGGAAGCCCGTCAATCGGCTTTAGCCCGGTATCCTGCGTCCGGTCGACGTAATGGGCATCTGTCGTACGTTGGTCTGCGTGGCCAGCAAACTCGGCGGCGGCAGTCAGCCCGGCCGCGTTCCTGATCCACGTCGACCCACATTTTCGTATTATGTGAAATTTGCCGAGCGGACGAATGCCGGCCCGGTCGATCATCCAACCGAGATGCCGTTGGAGGGCTTGCCACTGGCGGCAATGCCGATCGTACGGCCAATCCCCGAAAACGAATTCAGCCCGGGGAACGTAGATTCGCATCAAGGCCCCAACTGCATCGTCTCGCAACGTGGCAACTTTCTCAGCCCGGTTCTTCGTCTCGGTGCTGACGGCTTTCCTTGTGGCCCATGTGACGTCGACCCACCGCAGCCGCATGACGGCCCCGATTCGCCAGCCGGTCGAGAGGCAGACCATCAACAGGGCTTCCCACCAGTCGGCCGCACGATGGGCGCCAATGAGTCCCGGGACCGCCCGGGCGACTTCCAGCAACTTCCACCATTCGTCGTACGTCCAGGCCCGGGGAGCCCGTTTTACGGCCCGGGGGCGTGGTAATTCGCCCGGGTCAATTGTCGTACGGCCCTTCCGCTTTGCCTCCCGCATAACGCAGCGAATCGTCCTGGCATGCTTAGCCGCCGTCGACGCCTGCTGCCCATCGACCTCAACGAGCCATGTGAGATACTGTCCGACCTCTTCGGCAGCGATGGCGGAAATTCCGACCGTCAGCTTTTCGGCAACCCGCCAGCGGTCAAACTTGCCGACGATCTCCCCGTAGTCCTGTCGACTTGTGGCCGCCAATTGCTTTAGCGGCGCATAGGTCGAAGCGACGAACGCGGAAAGGGATTCTTCCGGGATCGCAATCACGGCGACAAGGAGAAAAAGAATCGAGCATCCTTGAACCCCGCAATCCGCGGTCCTTACTCCCTACTTATAAGATCGAAAAAACGACCTTCAATCGGCCCGCCATCCGATAAATTTTCCAAGAAAGTACCGGATTTCGGCGGTCAATCCACTGGACTGTCGATCCGGTGGTTGCGGGTTCGAGCCCCGTCGCCCTCGCTTTCGGAGTAATCAGTGCGTTCGGCAGAGTGCCTTTCCTGCGAAGGATTGGCGGCCTGCTTAGCTAGTCGCGGGTTTTCTAGCCTCTGCCGACGCATTGCTTTATTTTAACGCTGGGGTATTATTGAGGCATGGCTATGGCATTGCAAGGGTTTTTGACCACAATTCAGGCCGCCGAAATTATCGGCGTCACGGCCGGACGTGTCCGCCAGTTGGTTATCGATCAGCAAATCAAGGGCGTTGAACGCCCAGACAAGCGGACGATTCTGATCCCTGAGACGGAGGCCGAACGGCTCCGCGAAGTCGAGCACAAGCGAGGACGCCCACGAGGCGGGAAGCGGTAACTGTTTCCTTATTTCGTGAGGCTCCACAATGGACAAAGTTGACCTACTCGATTGCGCACTAACTGACTTGGCGAAAAAACCCGTTGCCAGTCAACCATCCGCAGAATCGCGGAAGCCTCTGCCAGCAATAGAAATCCAAGATGAACCGTGGTTCTACCGGTTCCTGGAATACGGGGCAACTTTCGGTCTTGTTGCTGGATGCGTAGGTGCTCTACTTCTCGTTTTCCTTTCGCGAATGACATTCACTACGGCCATTGCATCGGCCGTTCTGGCTATTGGAGCCGCGTGCATGCAGGCCGCTTTCGTTTTGCTGGTCGTCGATGCTGCACGCAATCTGCGGCAAATCCGCCAGAATTCAAGCCGCTGAAAATTCTTTTCAGGCCGACTTGACATATCTATTCCTAGCGTTAATAATGCCTGTGCTGATCGGATTGGCCTAGAAACCGATTCGATTGGAGCTACCTGACTGGCACTTCTCGGCCCTTCTCGGCCGCGCGGTGCAAACCGACAAACCCGCAGTCCCACCGTGTCCGGTTCGCCGGGCGTTTGTGGCTGCGCACACGCAGCAAGTGAAAGGACCGCCATGCCTGCACCAAATCATTTCCTTGAGCACGATCCAGCGACCGACGAAGAGATTGCCGACTACCGCGAAGGCATTTGGAAAGGCGTGATGAAGAACGCAACGCCCAACGTCGTGGCGAGCCTGATTACTCGCATCGAGCGGGACAGAAAAATCGTCGAACAACTGCTAGCCGCATGTGCCGCCGCGGAGCGATTCATCGACCCCGATAGCGGACCACTTTACGACAATGCCTGCAAAGTCGTGCGGCAGCTTCGAGAGGCTATCTCGCTAGCAGAGGGGAACACGGAATGAGCAGCAGTTTTCGTCGACGGTGGCTTGGTAATCGAGGCTACCTGATTTTCGTAAAGTCGCCATCGAGGCCACCGCCACCTAAGCAGACCGGAGGCCGCAAGTGACCTTCCCCACCTTCATAGCCCGGCTGCTAACCATCTTCATCGGCCCGCCTCAAGTCGAAATGGTCGGCGGACCCAGGGACGGCGCAACCGTGCTCCCGGTCAACCCACTGAAGATCAACCAAGCCTGGCCCGTGCCATCGCAGTACGGGACCGCGATGTACCGATTCGACGGCCACAAGCTGCTGTACTGCGGGACCATGAGTTTGTGGAGGAACCCTACGTGAAAACCACCGCAAAGAAACCACGCAAGAAGCACGTCAACCGGCTGCTCACAGCTACGAAGCTATGGCAGTGGCTCAAGATCGCACTGGAAGACGTGCGGCTGCTGAGAGACAAGCGGGGCTACGAAATCTACATGGGTTACTGGCACCAACCGAACGGAAAATGCAAGGTCTGCTTGGCTGGCGCAACAATGGCCTGCGAGTTTCAACTTGATCGTAAAGAGGATGCCAACCCGGAATGCTTCCCAGGCTTCGCCAATAAACTCCGAGCGCTCAACAGCCTTCGCAAAGGATACGTCAACGATGCGCTCAGCTACTTCTACAGCGAGGAACCATCTCCATGGATTGTAAATAGCTACATAAAAGTTCCACTCTATGGCCAGCCGGGCTGGTGGAAGGCGATGAATGGGATTCTCAAGGTGCTCAAGGACGCCGAGCTATGAACCAAATACGCGACGACCTCGACTCGGCAATCGTCGACATCGAAGAAGTGGCTGGCCGAATCGACGCACTCACGACGAAGACGCTGGATATGTATTCCGAGCTTACGGAGATGGCCTGCAAGTTGGAACAGTCTGCACGCGAACTGAGAGCCATGCTACGAAACGCCCCCGGCCACGACGAAGAGAGGCCGACGATCGCGGCAGACCTGTCGCCGCCGCCGGGGGATTTATCACAGTTGGAGAGGGAGTGGCAATCGCTGCTACCCGAGGGCGTGAGAATCGGCGTCGACGATTTGAATGAGATGTACGGGGATTGATTCACGGACGTAGGGGCGGAGCCGCCAACACTCCCGCTACGAAGGCTGGGAGCGGCTTCGCCAGAAAGGAGTTTTGATGTTGGTCCTAAGCAGATTTGTTGGGGAAGAGATCGTGGTCGACTTAAGGCCACACGGTCTTGGATTACTCACGATCATGGTGAGCGACATCCGCTATCCGCCCAAGGAAAGAGCCCGCGCCAAGATTGCAATCGAAGCGGATGAACGGCTTAGCGTTGATCGCAAGGAAATCTTTGAGAAACGAGAGCGGGGTGCAGCATGAGCATGGTCCTGAAACTTGGCGAATGGTTCGTTGCTGAGAGGCCGCGTGGATTCTCTGTCTATCGGCTTGGCGGCAGCGCTGAAATCGAGGGCATCGAGAAACGCGGCACGTATTCAACGGCGGCAGAGGCAAATCTACGCGCCGACGAATTGAACCGCCCACCGCTCAAGTGGAGCATCCGTACTTCCATAAGTGGCCGATGGCTGGACGCGGATCGAGAGTTGACCCAAGCCGAAGCCGAGGCAGCCGTGAAGCTGCTGAACGGGGAGCCAGCATGACCCAGCGTACCCTCTTCGACACCGAACCCGAAGTCATCGACAACGCTTGGGCTTTGGAGGATGACGACACCTACACCGCCGACGACTGGGAACTACTCTCGGAATGGAGCGACGAAGAACTGGCGGAAATGAGCGACGGCGGGGCGGGACTGCTGGCCAGGAAAGCGGAGTTTGAGCGATTGCATCCAGTGCCGAAACCGACATGCCGCTGGTGTGGCGGTAACAATTGCCGACACTGCCGAGGAGGGCTCGCATGACCAACCTCTATTCGATTGGCACTTGGGACACGCACGCACAAGCCTACACGCCGCAAGAAGGCTTGTCGGTGCCTTGCGTCAACGTGCCGCTCCCGATCATGCGGCAAGTGATTCGAGAGCTTCGACGGGAGTACGGCTACGGGGCATATCGCCAGCGTGACAGCAACGGCAACTACGATACGAATGATTGGGCGGTGTTGGTCGAGCGCACGGACGGAATGAGCGAGGCGGAAGTCTTGGAGGGCTGGAAGAGATGAGTTTCACACCCGCCAACCGAATCGCCTACGCCTTGGGATTTCACATTGCCAGACCACCGATACCCGTTCTGAATTACGGGCCGTGCAACCCGGTAATAAAGGCACATGCCGAATTAGATCGGGATTTTTCCATAGCCATGATGGTCGTCATGGAACAGCCACTACCGCAGATCGAGCCGATATTTATGAATGCGAGGGCGGTCTTATTGAGGATGCAAAACGCATGAAGATCGGCCAAGCAGTTTACGACCTGCGCAACCTTCACCGTGGAGTCGGAACCTTTAACGGCTACTGCGAGACCATCAACGGCGAGCGAGCCAGGGTCCGCTATCCAGGCTCAAAGGTGCCGCGGTACGTGAGACGTTCGGACCTCTCGCTATGTCCCTATCGAGTCGAGCGGAGGCAGACCAGCATAACAAGGTGGATGCAGGCTACGGGGCTGAGCGAGCAACAGCTGCGATCATCCGACCAAACCGACTGGAAGGCCGTCAACGAGGCCATCATTCAGCGGTGGTCAAAGAGCGGCTTGAACTACATCAAAGAGCGAGCCTGGAAGATCGCGGAAGGGAAGATCAAACCGTGAGCCAGCAACGCATAGACGCCGGATACGCCACGAACTATGTCCCATTTTCCAACAATCGCAGAAACTCCCTGCGCGTTGTCGAGTGCGAGTGCGGCTGGACAGGTCCGTTATGCAAGGCGGTGCATGAGTACCGAGGGGATCAACAGGGGGAGGCGGAAGCGGTTGATTTGTGTCCGTGCTGTAGGGAGGAAGTGTCGTGAGTACGAACATCGAAGTTGCCCGCGCCGAGATCTGGAACGTCTCAGCGGAAGATTATCATTCCGACCGATCCGCTTGGTCCCATACCGGCTTGGACTGTTTCCGATCCAGCCGCAAGCGTTTCCTGCACGAGTACATCCTGAACGACCTTCGCCGCGAGCCCACCGAGGCGATGCAATTCGGCATCCTCTTGCACATGGCACTGTTGGAGCCGGCACGCTTCGAATCGGAAGTCATCGTGGCGCCGAAAATCGACAAGCGATACAAGCAAGGCAAAGCCGATTGGGCGGCGTTCGTCGCGGAAAGCAACGGCAAGATCACCGCCGACCTGGCGGACCTCGACAAGCTGCGGGCGATGCAAGCCGAAGTGCTGAAGCATCCCATAGCCAAGAGCCTCTTGGAACTGGAAGGCGAGCGGGAGACCTCGATTCGCTGGACGTGCGAGCAGACCGGCTTGCCGCTCAAGTGCCGGCGGGACTTAACCGTTCTCGATCCGTTCGTCGTGGTGGACGTTAAATCGTGCAAGGCGGCGAATCCTGAGGCGTTTGCCAAGGCGTGCGTGACGTTTGGCTATGCGAGACAGGCGGCCCTCTACATCGAGGGAACGCATCTGCACAGCGGAGAGATCCCAAGATTCGTGTTTATCGCTGTCTGCACCGAGCCACCGCACGAGGTGGCAACTTACGAATTGGACGATGAGGCAATTAATCTTGGCGATGCGCAAAACAACCTGATTAAACGGCAGTTGGCCGAGTGTCTTAAAACAGGCGAATGGACCGCGCCTTACGAAAACCGCATGAATCAATTGAGCCTCCCGCGGTGGGCCTATACATCCGATGGAGAATACGAATGACCGCACGAACACGCGCCGGCAACGGCGCCACCACGGAACGACCCTACACACAGCCGCGAGAAGGCGTCTTGGATGGAGTGATTCACGAGACCCAGCGGCGAATCAACATGGGCTTCGGCCCCAACGGATTCCAGCCCACGGACCTGGAGCAAGTGTTCCAGATTGCCAAGCTCTACATGGACGCGAAGCTGAACCCCCGTGGCATGGACACGCTGGAAAAGATGGTCGTGGCCATCGAGTATGGGGTCAGCGTCGGCATGTCCGCGAGCCAAGCAATCCAATCCGTCGCGGTCATCAACGGACGGCCGACGATTTGGGGGGACATGATGCTGGGGCTGTGCCGGGCATCTGGGCAGCTCGAAGACATCGAGGAACATCGAATACCAGATGGCAAGGACGACGGATTCGGCTACGAGTGCATCGTGAAACGCAAGGGGCAGGAGACGCCCCACATTCACACGTTCACAGTTGCCAATGCCAAGCGTTCCAAGCTATGGGGCAAGGAAGGCCCCTGGATGGCCTACCCGCAGCGCATGCTCCAAATGCGTGCCAGATCATGGGCATTGCGGGACGCCTTTGCTGACGTGCTGAAGGGGCTTCAGTGTCGCGAGGAAGTTGAGGACGAACTGCGGTCCCAGGGCATCGAGATCCCGGAAGGCGTCTTTGACAGGCCCGACGATGCCCCGGCGAAGCCTTCTAGGGTTCGCGAATCGGACTGGCAAATTCCAGCGGCGACAGAACAAGAGCCAAACGTCGGCACCGAGGCGGACCCTGGCGAAGTCGTCCAGCACGAGCCCGCCGACGTAGACGTAATGCTGAAGCTCGAAGAGAACCTTGCCGCCTGCAATAACCCCGAGCAACTGAAGGCTTGGCATGACGTCTATTTCGGCCCAGACAGCGAACTGGACGCTGGGCAGGAGGAAGTAGCCCGAAAGAGGTTCGCGTTCCACAGGGAGCGAATAGCGAAGTCTGGCAAGCCGAAACAAGGGAACTTGGTTTAACCGAAAACCTGAAGGTGGCGCCCGCACGGTCGGAATTAAGGCGTCGTCATGGCAAAGAGGTCTGGCCCGGATCATAGATTCCGACAGGGCGTTTTTACTTGGGAGATTTGATTGTGACCACCGACTCAATTACCCTGAAGGCTCCCAGGAGCCGAAACGTGGCCGCCAGACCGCGCGAGAAGAACCCAGACCCCAAAACACCCGAGGGTCAGTTCGCGCTCTACCTGGGGCATTTAATGCGGTCCAAGGGTGTTTCCGAGGAAGCGCTTGCGACGGCCGCAGAGGTATCGCGTGCCTCCGTCTTCAACTGGCTGCGAGGGGATTTCGTCCCGGCCGTCAGACTTTGGGCTGCCATCGCCGAACGGCTTGGCTTGGATGATTGGCGAAAGCTGGTCCCGCCAGACAAGTTCCTGAAGACTCTCGACAAGTAGCAAAGTCTAGATTCTTGGATTTATTGTTTGACTTCGCTTGTCCAGATTCTTAGACTAACGATAGGGGCTGCCACGGACTTGCAACGGAAGCACAAGGCATGGCTGGCGACTGGGTGAAGATGCGAGTTTGGCTTTCCAAAGACCCAAAGGTCATTCGGATGGCCGACTATCTAGCAGAGCAACGCCGGTTCATCGACTGGCTTACCGACCCAGTTAGGCAATCCTGCAAGGTGACCGCATACGAGCACGTTACGCGTAACGTTACTGTCGCGTTATGCGTAACGGCCCTGGGCGTTACGTGGGGCACGGCGCGCGAGCAAGGAAGGCGAGAAAACGACGATTTGATTATCGACCATTGCAACTTTGAAACGCTTTCTGCGATGTCAGACCTGCCTTGTTTCGGTAATGCAATGGGAGCAATTGGGTGGGCAGTGGAACTTCAATCAGGCAGCATTTGTTTTCCTAAGTTCTTTCGTGACAACAGTTCCCCAGAGGACAGACTGAGAACAAACAACGCCGAACGCCAAGCCAGATTGAGAGCAAAACGTAACGGTAAAAGTAACGTGACGGATAACGTTACTAGTAACGTTACAGTAACGCACAGAGAAGAGAAGAGAAGAGAAGAGAAGAGTAAGAAGAAAAAACCCCCTTTCCCCCTTCTTTCAATCCCCGAATCACTGGACTCCCAGGAGTTCAAGGACCAATGGGAACGGTGGTTGAAGTTTCGAGTCGAGAAGCACAAGCCCGTCACGCAAACGATGGGCGAGGGGATGCTGGAGATGCTTCAAGGTTTGGGCCAGCGACGCGCTATCGCGGCCATCAAGCATACGATCGCAATGGGCTGGCAAGGTCTGCGAGAGCCTGAAGGCTCGACGGTCAGCGACAAGCCGAGACCGGCGACCCCCGAAGACATGGCCGACTACGACCCTTACCGGAGGCCCGGCGAGTGAGCGTTAAATCGATTGGAGAACTCCTGCCGCAAGTTTTGGAAAGCCACGGAATCATCGTGCCGGTCCTGAAGGTCTACTTCGACGGCGCATGTGAGCCGACGAATCCCGGCGGCGTGGCCACCTATGGCTGGCTCATCGTGGATCACGAAGGCAAGATCGTTGCCAGCGGTCACGGCGAAGTCTGTCGCGGAGCGAAGGCTACAAACAACGTGGCCGAATGGTGCGCATTGGGATTCGCGTTGCGATGGGTCGATGAATCGAAGATCAAGAGTAGGCTTGAAATCTTCGGCGATTCGCAATTGGTCGTGAAGCAACTCAGCGGTGCCTGGCGGGTGAATAAGCCGCATCTGCAAGCCTTCAAAGATCGGTGTTTGGAATTGCTCGCGTGCCGCAATTGGGTGGCGAACTGGATACCGCGCGAGCAGAACGAAGCAGCCGACAAACTCAGCCAAAAAGCCTATACGGAAGCAACTGGCAAGCCTTTCCCGGAGCGCAGACGATGACCGAGTTTCCAATTCAAGATGGAGTTGAATTTCGCCACTGCCCAAATCACGCTGGATATTGCGTTGGCGACGACGGCTCCGTTTGGAGTTGTCGATATAGCCGCGGCCGAAAGTGGCGGAAAATGAAACCAAGGCCGACGCCTCGTAAGGGCAGGCTCCGAGTTGACATTGACCGCAAATGGATTCAGGTGCATCGGCTTGTTCTGGAAGCCTTTGTCGGACCATGCCCGGATGGAATGCAGGGATTGCATTGGGACGACGATGTTTCCAACAACTGTATTTCCAATCTCCGCTGGGGAACCCCAAGGGAAAACAAGGTCGATGCCAGCCGAAACGGGAGGCTTACATTTCCGCGAGGCGAGCAGCATGGATGCGCAAAATTGAAACCCGAACAGGTCAAGGAAATTCGCAATCGCGTTTCCGACGGCGAGAGCCTTGCCAGCATGGGCAGGTTGTTCGGCGTGACTACCAGCGGCATTTATCGCATCGTTCATCGCAAGACGTGGGCGCATGTATGATTCAAACTGAAATCAAACTCGATTCGATCCCACTGGCTTTGCGTGAACTTCCACAATGGGTCGTTTGGAAGATGGCATCTAGGAGTGAAAGCGAAGCACCGACGAAACTACCATTTCAAGTTGACGGGAAACTCGCGAAGGCAAACGACCCCTCGACTTGGACTTCATTTGAAATCGCTGTCGCCCACTACAGCAAAGGCGGATACAGCGGCATAGGTTTTGAGTTTTCTGAAACTGACGAATTCTGCGGGATTGATTTGGATGGCGCACGCAATCCCGAGACCGGCAAAGTTGCCGACTGGGCGCGCGAGATCATCTTGGACCTCGACAGTTACGCGGAAGTCTCGCCATCGGGAACCGGCATCAAGATTTTCATCATCGCCAAGAGTCCGTTCGATTCAGGCCGCAAGAAGGAACTCGACCAAGAGCGAGTCTCGGACAAGACGCCCGCCATCGAGGTTTACGACAAGCTCCGCTACTTCGCGATGACAGGCTGGAAGCTCCGTGGACCTGGAGACGCGATGGCACGCCAGGCGAAGTTGGAAGCCATTTGCAAGCGGTTCTGGACCGAGCCGACATTCACGCCCGCCAACCGCGTGAACGGCTTCTACGACGATTCCAGCGTGATTGAGCGAGCCAGGAAGTACATCGCCAAGCTCCCCGGCGCCGTAAGTGGGCAGGGCGGTCACAACGCGGCATTCCACGTTGCTTGTGTTTTGATTTTGGGATTCGGTCTGAACAAGAACGCGGCCATCGAATTGTTTCGCGAGTACAACCAGCTTTGCCAACCGCCTTGGTCTGACCGGGAAGTCCTGCATAAGATCGACAGCGCATCGAAGCAGGCCGGCGAGCGGAACTACCTCAGAAATGTGATCCCTGAGAACTGGGCGGCGGTCAAGGTTCCGAAGTACGTGGCACCGCGGCCGAAGTCCGAACCGAGAGTAAGCACACTGGCCGACGCTGCCGATAAGTGCATTGCTCGATACGAGAGCGGCACGGCGGTAATGATCGAGACCGGAATCGGAGACCTCGACTACGCGATGGAGGGCGGCGTTGAGCCCGGTGAAATGGTTCTCCTGTGCGCCCGCCCGTCGCACGGCAAGTCAGCTGTGGCTCTCCAAATGGTCCACTATTGGACCGAGACAGAAAGACCATGTCTCATCATCAGCGAGGAAATGTCGGCACTTGCACTCGGCAAGCGGACCCTGCAATACATCAGCGACGTTCCGCGCGACCAGTGGCGTTCGTCGACCGGCGAACTCAAAGCCTCAATGGCTTACTACCGCGAGAAGCACAAGCCGGCAATTCTTGCCGAGTCGTGCGGGACCATTGAGGCGGCGGTCGAACAGATTGACCATGCCGTCGAAAAGCACAAGATCCAGATGGTCATCGTTGACTATGCCCAACTTCTTCGATCCCCTGGAAAGTCACGCTATGAACAGGTGACGCACACCAGCACAGAATTGCGGGCCGCAGCTTCTCGGCACAATATCGTCCTGGTGGCACTCTGCCAATTGAACCGAGACATCGAGAATCGCAAGGGACCGTTCATCCCCGTCCTGGCCGACATCAAAGACAGCGGGCAGCTTGAGCAAGACGCCGATGTTGTAATCTTCATGGTCTGGCCGTGGAAGCTCGACCAGCACAAGCCGAAGGAAGAATACCAATTCTTTGTGGCGAAGAATCGGAACCGCGAGACGGTAAGGCACTTGGTGCAATGTCGATTCGTTGCTGGCCGTCAGATGGTCATTCCGGATCGTAAGCCGCTTCGCGAGGCCGATGATTTTGGAGAGTATGGCGGAACGACCGACGGATTTTGAGTTGGAGAAGGCGAAGGAGTTGAGTGAATGAAACCGACCCCGAACATTCAAGCCGAGATGCACCGGATTGAAGGCCCTGCACGCACGAACTACGGGGCGTTCACGTTCCACCGTGGCAATGCCTGCCTGAGAGTAATCGCGAGTGCAGCAGGCGGCTGGGAGCACGTCAGCGTATCCCTGCGGACGCGCTGCCCGACTTGGGAGGAAATGTGCTACGTCAAAGGCATCTTCTTTGGCGAAGAGGAAACCGTGATGCAGCTCCATCCGCCGAAGTCTCAATACGTGAATCATCATCCGTACTGCCTGCACCTATGGAGGCCGCAGACACAAGAGGAGATGGAGCAGGAGCGGGAGTTGTTCGTCAAGAGCGGCGGACAATGGGACTGGGGAGTTGATTCGCCCGGCACAATTCCGTTGCCGCCGATGGAGTTTGTTGGACCGCAAGCAGGAGTGCCATCGTGAACTCCCTGGACCGAGAGATAGCCGCCTTCGAGGTGCAGTTGCCGAGCGACCTGGTGGACCGCTTCCGCCAGTTGATCCAGAAAGCGGCGGCGAAGAAGGCAAAGCGGCTGCCGCACGCCTCACTGAAGGCCCGTAGACGAGCGCCCAGCGTCAAGGCCATGAAGGACGAGTACAGGCGGACCCATAGCGCCTGCGCCTGTTGCTTGGCCGTAGAAGGCGAATGGCACGACGCGAACCACGGAGCATGGCCACCGGACCACCACAAGGTTCACCTGGACCTGAACCACATGATTTCTGGCGCGCAGGGAACGAAGGGAGAAGGACCGGCAGGATACATCATGCTTTGCCGGCGATGCCATGAGCGTTTAGACAAGAGCTTTGGGTTGCCTTACTGCATGTACCTAAAGGACGAGATGGGCGAGTTGGATCTTGAATGGCTGGCCGAGCATCACCACGTCGGGAGACTCCCGGAGATGAAGGTTGTGCCGGCTGAATGGAGAAGACGATGAAGGACATCGTTTACCGCTACGAGATCGATCAGGAAGAGTTGCGATACAGCAACCTCGACCTAATGAAGATGCACCGGGACCGCATGGCCTATAGGTGCGGCGAGATGCTGGTCAACGAACTGCTCGACGCGAGAACCCCAGTCGTCTGCGAGGCGAAGATTGACGAGCGTGAGAACTGGATGCGTCGAAGCCGAGAGATTGAACTGCGGATCATCGGCCAGGCGGTTCGCTATCGGGACGTGGTGCAGTATCGGCATGTATTGCAGGATCAGCCGTTCATACTGAGACCACCCGCACCGCCGCCTTCACGCTTGAGCGTCTATTGGACCCGCTACAAGGCTTTGGTGGACCACACAAGAAAGGAGATGGGGGGATAGCCGATGCCTGAAGAAACGATCTACTGCCTGCATTGCGACAAGAACGTCTTTGCGATGGCCCAGCGCAGTTACGATTTCGTTCGCTGGCTATGCCCGCTCTGCGGCAGGATATTGGATTACGAAGTGACGGACGATCAAGACGACGTGGAGGAAGAATCCGATGCCTGAAGATTACGAATCCCAGCTAGCGCGAGTACGCACCCTGCACGGCGACCTACGGAAGGCGAGCGATATTCTGGCCCTGCGCGCCGTCCTGGAGCGCTACGACCAGATGGAGCGGCAATGTCACGAGGACATTCTATTTTTGACGGTGCTGACTGATCGGAATGGTGGAAAGATTGATATACCACACGCAGACCTGGAGAGACTGCGATCGGGCGGCACATTGCTAATCACAATCGACACACATCGACGATGCTTTGTGCTGACCAAGGAGACCCCCAATGCTTGACCGCTCCCTACTCACCCCTGCTGAACAGCAGATGCTCGAACGCTGCGAGGCGGCAGAGAAGCAATGGAGGACTGCAATCGGCGCATGGATGCCAGACTCGGATTTCATCTCACATGCTCGTACTGACCTCCCCTCCTGTCTGGCAGAGATAGCCCGCCTACGGGCGCTGGTGAAGGACGCTTACGAGCAAGGCTACATGACGTTCCCGAATCTTGCTTGGAGCAAGTCCGACGCCAAGCGTCTCCTCTTCCCTAAGGAGCAGCCCCAAGGATGATCCGATTCACAATTCCAGCCATGCCGGTCGCAGAGCCCCGTAAACGCACCAGGATCGTTGCTGCGGGTGGACGGCAGTTTGCCAGCCATTACACCCCCAAGGACTCGCCAGCCAACGTATTCAAGGCTACGGCCCGCATGGCGGCACAGCAGGCGTACCAGGGACATCAACTCGCTGGACCGCTTCGAGTGGACTTGGTTTTCGTGTTCCCGCGGCCCGGTAGACTGGTCTGGAAGAAGCGGCCTATGCCGCGAGCGTGGCATTCATCCAAACCTGATCGAGATAATTTGGACAAATGCGTTTTAGACAGTTTCAAGGGGCGATTGTGGATCGACGATTGCCAGGTTTGCGCCGGCTCGATCGAGAAATGGTACGCGGCGGGTGACGAGCAGCCACACGTTGAGGTGACGATTACCGAGTTGGAGGCCGCATGTTGAACGATGGCTCGACGAAAAGAGAATGCGATCAACCAGCATTGTCGATGCGGCACGTCGCCAACACGTCGAGCGCGTGATTGATGCAGTTTTGGCCGCGTGGCGATTCGCGATGGAAAACTACAAGCCGTGAGTGCGGAAAAACTCTCGCGACCGAGCGAGGGAGGGGGATAGAGATGGCCGGCAGTTTTCGGCGACTCTTGCGGAATTTACGAAAGGACCATGAAGCTATGAAGGCTGATACTTACGCGAAGTACTTAGAGAAGGCGATGAAGGAAACATCCAACGGCTATGTCGGCTGGACGACCGAAGCCTTAGAGGAAGCCGTGGCGGACATTTCCGCGCGACTGAAAGGCCCGTTGCCAAACTGGGCTCGCATCGACGATTGTGCAGAACGCAGTGCAATGCGAGCCGAGTTGAAGCGGCGTGCAGCAGCCACCACCCCTCCCCCGAGCCACCAGTGAGGATGAACGAGCATGAACCAGTGCGATAAGTGCCCATGGCGGATCGACGTTGACCCGCACGATATTCCGAACGGCTATTGCGAAGTGAAGCATAAGGCGTTGGAGTCAACCATCGCCAAGCCGGGAGCGTTGAACCTTGGCGCCGTCTCAATGATGGCTTGCCACGATTCGCCAGTCGGCAAGGAACGGCCGTGCGTCGGCTGGCTGGCCAATCAGCTTGGACCGGGCAACAACATCGGCTTGCGATTGTGGGCCAGCAAGAATCTCAAGGGTCCGCTGAATCTTGTTGGCGAGCAGCACGAGACTTTCGAGGACACCCTGCCATGACTGACCTAGCCTCTTTCGTCCACGAAGAACTGCACGGCCTGCACGATCAGGAACTCCGCATAGCTGCCAACGCGGTGCGACGGGTGCTAGATAGTCTGGACCCGCTGCCGGTACGCGAGCCTGAGATTGTGCCGCTGCAACCGATGGACAGGCGAGAGGCGTTCGAGTATGGCATGAAGCCGATCGGATTTGGAATGTATGCCGACAGCCTGTATTGTGGCTGCTGCGAGCAGTCGGTGGTCGACGCCGCCGCAATTGAAGCGATCGAACTCGAAATGGAGCGTGAGCATGACAGCGACTGAGACCCGTGAAGCGAGCCAGCCATGAAAGAGACCATCGTCGGCATTTTGGCGTTTCACATTTCCGTGAAGGTTGAGGACATGAAAAAATGGACGCCGGAACGCATCGGAGATTTCTTTGCAGGCGTTGCCGACGCTTTGCGAGCAGCCGAAGGCGAGACCCGTGATACCCAGGAGCAACCGCAATGACCCAGCACAGTGAACCCCAAAAATGCCGACGATGCAGCGAATGCCAAGGCATGTCGCACCACTGGATGGAGAACAGCAACTTCGCGATGGACGAAAGCTGCGGCGAGTTCTTCGATCCCGATGAGCCAACCGACTGCACACACATTTGCAAACACTGCGATGCCCGTGGCGAAGAGTGCGGCATCTGTGGTGGCGAAGGCTGCTCAGCTTGTGGCGGTGAAGGTGTAGTTGAGCTATTGCCTGACCACCCGGCTCGCATCATCGAAGGGAAAACACCGTGGGAGTTTGCCTGCGCGTGGTACACGCCAGACGAGATTGAGCGTAGCCTTGCTGAGTGCTGGCGGCCATCTGTAGCATCAGATCCATCTAAAAACTGCCCGCCCGAAAACGTGCGGAGTCGTGAGTTTGCTGAATGGCTTTGCGATCAATACCGTCTTGCCATGAACAAGGGAATTCAAATTGGAGTTGCACGCCATGCCTGACACACCCGCCCGCCTGACCGATGAGCAGCTAGACGCAATTCGAGTTAGCGACCTCTTCAACAGCGATACTGAACGCCTGCTGTCCCACATCGCTGCACTGACCGCCGAGCGGGACGCAGCACAGCGGGCCAACGATGATCTTGCCAAGATGCTGGCCCGCGAAGTCGAGCACGTAGCTACCGAAAAGACGCTGCGAGAGTGTGCCGCCAATATGTCAAAGGGCGTATGGGCGGACCATGAAAGGCAGTTTGCCGCATTAGTTGTGCAGCACGAGGCCCGCGAGCGGGAGCTATGGACCGTGATCGAAGCCCTTGAAAGATACTGGCACGTTTCAAATTCATCAGGAAACGCGACTGTCACAACTATTGACCGGCTGGCGGCGAATGCCGTGGAGCGAGCCCGAGCGCTGCGAAAGGACGTGACCGATGAGCGATGAAGACCTATGTCGCAGGCTGGCGGCGGCGTGTGGGTGGGAAGCAACCGGCAAGTGGGCAAGCATTGCCGAAAAAATCTGGGTTGAACATCCAACCGGATTGCTTGTCTTTGGGCTGGACCTGAATTGCATATCGTTGTGCGAAGCGGTCGTGGCAGAGCGGGGGCTGCTGGACTTGTACGCTATCGAACTTCAGAAAGTCTTCTTGGA